TCAGCCAGGTTCAAGATAAACCTGCAACACCTTTACCGCGTTCCTGATGATGGTTATCTGGTCCTTGTGCTTATCAGAAGTAAGGTCGGCAAGGATATCTAAAACCTCATCACTACATTCAGCCAGGATGGTTAAGGCATCTTTCCCCTCCACGGCGGAAAGTTCGTTTATCAGGGATTTTCCCAGGATATATTTTTTTTCAAGAGCCGCAAGTTTCCCCATGGTCTTGTCCGGGATCAGCGCAGACACCTCAGGATCAGTCACAACAATTTTCACCGATCTATACAGTTTGTCGGCAGTTTTGAAGGCTTTGTCGACATCGGGGTCACGGCACCCGGTAAAAATCACGAAACACGAAAAAATGAGCATCAAACCGAAAATAAAAAATCTTTTTTTCACACTTTTTTCCTCCTTTCCTTTTTAGGTTCCCAAAAAGAAAAACCATAATATAAAAAATTATTTTATACAAGGATATCTTTTCTTATCTGCGTAATAAAAATATTTTTTCCCCTTCCACCTAACTCCCTGGTAATACAACCAGCACCAGGGAGAATAACGGACCTTTTTATACCAAGGCAACCGCTGACAATCCTTTTTCATATTTTTTTTCAATTCCTTGTCATCCTTCAAACGGTCCTCTTCTGTGGCTCCTTTCCAATAGCCATAATCGTGATGCTGTCAGGAACTATGAAAAAAAATACGATGAGGCGGTTTTATCCACCCGCCCTTTCCCCCGCATCCATTACATATTTCCGCTTTTTGTTCCGGTGTTAAATCTTCATATTTTACCGGAGTGTGTGTCTGGGTTTTCATTATTGAATCCTTATTTTTGATTCTGCAAATTCGATACTTGCCCTGGGAACTTTTTCTTGCCAAAAAAAAGGTGCTTAATGCATATTGCCATCGCAGATGTTTAAAATTCGACTGCGCCCTGTCTTTGGCGCACCTGCGCCCTGGTCTGGGCCTATATTCGGAAGCCTATGGATATAGTTCTCCCATGGGTCGGGATCCCCTTGGTCGTTGATGCCTGAAATCCATCCCCCGACATCAACGCATGGGGAAATTGATTGAAGTCGGGTGCTAAACTCATCAATAAGCGTTCTGGTATATATGTCACCATCGGCCGTGGCAAGGTCACCAGATGGACAAAATGTTTTTCCAAATTCAACCAGGCCAGTAAGTGTTGTTACGTTGGTCTGCGCTTGAGTAACGACCTCAAGCAAAGTATCCCACTCATCGGCATTCCACTCAGCTTCGCCATGGGTGTAATACGCCATGACAATGCCTTGAGAGCCCATCCAGACTAGATCAGCAACGATATTTCTTTGAAGACAACTGGCATATAAATTGCCGTTACTAATACAAGCGCTCGTGCTTTTAAAGAACAAATGAAAATCTCTACACCCTATATCAAAAATCGAAAAGGAACTCAGCGTCTTACCTACCGTCCCCCCTCCCCTGGCACCATCAAAAAAAGCAACGTTTTTAAGATAAGTTCTTAGAGCAACTGACGTACTATTTCCTGGCGGGACGAAGGTTTTGGGATTAAGTCCATTTGAGATCATATCTTGCTTTGAATTATAAATTTCCTCATCAAATGTTCTGGTTGCATTCATACCAAGGCTATATACAGAATTGATTGATATGGAACTAAAGTTTTTTATCAGTGTCGCTGGTAATGTATCATAACCAGCTTCTAATGTTCCGACAGTATATCCATTATTGGCCATTTGAGTCCGAAGCCCTGCCATGGTATAGTTTGAGAGAGTATAAGAATGCGGGGTAGATGTAACAAGAACACCATCAAGCATACTGGCAGTTTGCCCTGTTCTTTGAATTGTGAAAGGTACTTTTGAAGTCAATAATGTCCCTAATTGAATATGATGCCGCGTATGACAAGCTATTTCATGTCCACTGGCTTCTAAAGCTCGCATATCGGACCAATTTTGTTCAGTGGCTATATGAGTACCGGATAAGCCAAAAACTCCTTTATAACCATATGCTTCCAATTTTGGTACAACGGTATTTTTAAACCAATCTAAATTACCTAAATCATCAACAACAAAAGCGATCTTATATGGATAACTCGTTTTTCTCCAAAGTGGATCTAAAGTATGGATACAATAATTCAAAGTAACATTTTCAGAAATAAAATAACTGTCTGCACCTCTGGCGCCGCCATGAATAATAGAATTATTTACAACAAGATTTTCGATAGATTGATTTTGAATAATATAATCAGCAGAATTAGATGCAACCAGTATACTATTATTAATTTCTATAGAACCCAGGCAATTACTTGACTGACGAAAAACTGTCCCATAATTGCCGTAAGCGATTAAATTGTTGAACTGTATTTGTGAGGTAGCAGCAAAGGTGTTTATATTTATTGCAGGTACTTGATTATTACCCCGCTTAATCACCACATTATTCAAGACTATATTATTTATAGCATTAGCGCCATAAACATCAAGGCTTGCCGAAACACCTCCTATATCATTAATCTCAAGATTATTGATCACTCCTCCTGATCTTGTAGAAACCCTACCGCCAGTTCCATTTCCCAGAACCCGAATATTGGATAATTCTGCTATATTTACAAATAAAGATAGTTTTGTGGCTGCAATTCCCATAAAAACCATAGGTTCTTTTATGGAAAATCCTTTTATAGAAAAACCACTATAAGATGTTCCTTGAATACCATGGTCACTGTATCCGGTAAAATCAAAAATAACCAAACCAGCACATCTAATGGTTTGATTATTATTTTTTGTATTTAAGCCATCAGAACCACCGCTACTGTTAAAATCAGAGCCAGAATAGATACCTGGAGCAATGTGCAATATTTGGCCTGATGAGATGAGATTTAATGCCATCTGCATGTTTCCAGCAGTATCAGTTTCAAGTACAGGGAAACCAATTGTATTATATCTATTTGTGCCTTTAACTTTACCAAAGAAAATATTTGCCATTTATAGTCATTCCTCAATGTAATTTTTAAGATTATTGTATATTAACCCCAATATTTGGTCATAAACTTACCTCAATAAATTGATTTATTGTCTCAATAAAATAACAACATCTTTACCAGTCGGTGCTTTGAGAAACCCCAGTGATTTATTACCGTTTGACTTTGCAATCGAACCGCCAAGACCAGCAGCAGGGCAAAATATTGGAGGCCCATCCAACGGATTTCCAGATAAGTCACTGGTCCACGCAAATGGCAAACAGGCGTCATCTGGATCAAACCCGCCAGAATTCCCGGCTATCACCTGAATCTGAAACCCGTTGCATTCGTTACCGGCTGGGATGATAATTTCTTTCCAGTCTGTGGAGCTGGTTTCAATTTTTGTCACGCCTAATCCGTTAATTGTGGCATAAATGCTTTTTAGCTCGGTGCCCGCAGCAACAACCTTTCCTGCCCCATCCATTGGTAAATCTTTCATAGCTATAAGACTCCTTCTCTTTTTCGTTTGGTATTTCTTAATCGTTCACTTTTCCGCGGTCTAAATGCTCGTTTTATTCTGTTCTTAATCGTTCTTTCTGTGATTGGAGGGACGAATCTATCAATCGCATTACCGTAAACCCGGGCATTAAATTTTTTAATGTCAAAAATGATATTTTGCCATTCAGAAGCGTTCCGATCCTTACCCGGTTGGGCAAAGTGCTTTATAATGCGATTATAAAGTTTCCTTTTCCTTTCGGTATACTGTCTTTTTAATGTCGTTTCATTCCACTGTACTTCCCTGGGTTTGGAAATTTTAATCGGGTTGAATCCCAGCCCTCGCGTGATACCGGTTTTTAAATCGCCTTTGAGCTGTTTGTTACCAAAAAAAACCGGGTCCCCGCTCTTGGTAGTAATACCCTGGGTACTCTCTCTAACCCCTTTGATACCGCTGCCAATAAACGACGGGGTTATCTTTTCCAACCCTTTAAGATAATTTCCCCGGGTCAAATTCACACCTCCTTGATAGATATTCTGACCCATTCCACCAATGGGGCCCAGAATATCCATGGGTCCATCAAAATCCGGCAAGTTGGGTGCAAGGGATCCTTTTAGTGAAATCCCAGTCAACCCGGGCAGGCCATACCGAGCCACATCACCGCCCGTTTCCCCGAAAAGCTGTTCCGCAATCTGATAAATTTTTTCCTCTGGATCATCTTCACCCATGGCTTTGAATATCATCTTTGTTGCTACGAGCAAGACAGATGCTCCGGCTCCACCAAATATTATCGGGGAAAGTAGCATATAGGTGGCTGCCTTGGCTTCCTTATTGCCGACCATGTACGCCAGCGTGGTAAAATAATTGTGAATGAAGGTTTGAAAAATATACATTGATCTGGCAGCGTTAAGCCCCCTGCCCTTTCTCAAAAGCGCCGGTTGGTTTTCAATCCCGTAAATCCCATGTGCTCGGTCTGAAACCTTTTTTGCCTTAAGTAATGCGTTCTCATGGCTGATACTCGTATCGGTTTGTCGGATACCTTTATATGCAGCCAATAGAGTTGTGCCCCGGTTAAATTCTTCCGTAACCTTGAAAGGCGTCATCAGCAATTCAACCATCCGGCTGTATTTTTTAGCGGGTCCAGACTTCAATGCATTGACTGTTTCCATGTTGAGCTGGGCAGCCAGCCATCCCCGGGAATTTATTTCCTCCAGGACAACTCGGTCTTTATCGGATATTTTCCCCTTGCCCGTTGCAAAGGAAGAATATGCCTTACAAGACACACCCAGGAGCCTGGCGACCTGACGCATAGGGATGTCCCCATATGAAGACATACAGGCAGGCACAGTTGTTCCCAGGGATGTTAAGTTGATTGCGGCGGAAGAAAGACGACCGCCCAGGAACCAGACAGAAGCCAGGCCCCGGAAAGTATCAATCACCCTGTCCGAAGCCTCTTTATTCCTTAGAACATTCTCAACGGCATTGACGGCATCACCATGGGCACGTTTTTGTCTTTTGGAATCAATCATGTTGTCTTCAATGAAAGCCCGGTATTCCTTGTGCATACCGCCCCTTAATCGGACAATCTGTTTGTTCAGGGTTTTTACATGGGCAGGATCTTTCCATTTCTGGATAATCCCCCGTTCCCTGTAAAGGGCACCGATCCGATATAGCCGATCTTGCTTAGATGCTTCGGATTCGTTTTTTACCCCGGCAGCCTCTATTTGCATTTCCTTAATTTGCTGATCGATCTTGGCGATCCTGGTATCATCCGCCTTGGAATTTTCAGACAAACCTTGTTTTTCTTCTTCGATATCCTTCAAAGAATCATAATCCGGGTGCTGTTTTTGGAACTCGGCCCATGTAAAATGCTGGCCGGTAATAGCCTTGGAAGTATTCAATGCAACTTGCTTTTTTGCAAACCCGCCCGCCGCTGAGTTAATCGCCTGGGCAATAGCCTTGGCCGGGTCTGTTTTATATCCTTGGGGGACATCTATTCCAACGGCTTCGGATCTTGATATCATCCTTGCCTGGGATCCCCGGGAATGAAGTTGGTCCGCCAATTGCTTTGCAAGACTTTGGGCAATCTGAAAAGAAACATCCGTTTCCAGGCCCCTGGATGCAAACAAGGCATTGCTCACAATCTCGTGCATATCCTTGGGGGCATTGGTAAACCTGAACCCAGGAGCCCATGACTCGTCAGTTATCCCTCTATGGGAATATTCTTCCCCGCCCAGCTCGCCTAAAACAGCAGACGACCATTCATACTGTCCACCATTTTGGACAACATAATCTTTGCCCTGCCATTTGCCGTCCAGCCTAAATTCAGATTTTAGGTCCCTTTCCTTTTTTTCCATCTTGGTTTCTGCAAGAGCCTGGTTTACCGCCGCCTGAACGCCTAAGATATCCCGGATACTTGCATATACGTCTTCAGACATTGACCCGACTTTTTCAGGCGTATCAACGGTATAGCCCTGTTTTTCCAGGGTGCCGGCAAAGTAATCAGCCGTCGCTTTATAATCACGGTAATCAATGATGGTGGGCTCACCTTTTTTGGTGGCTGTAATCTTCCAATCACCGTTTGATCTTTGCCGGGGAAAATAATAAGAGGATCTTTCACCCATCTGAGCCAAGGCAACTTTTAAATTGATCCGGCTTTCTCCGGCTTTCGTTTCCGTAACGACTTCCGGTACGGCAAGGCCCCGTTCCTCATACTCTTTTATAATGGCTTCCCAGGATTCAGCATAATAATCATGCAGATTTGCGGTCATGGTCCGAAAGGCCTTTAAAGCTTCCCGGCCTTCAATATTTATGTAATTATCAACTTCATGTTCAATTGACCATTTCCGGGCTTCTGTTTTGGATTTGAATCCGGATTGCAGGATTTTCCGCTTACCGGTCTTCTCGTTTTTTTCGGAAAGGACCTTCCATGTCCTTTTCTGATTTGGGTTTTCATATCCCTCAATGGGGACATCCCCCGTTTCGGTGTGCGACACAACCAGGTTACCGATTTGATCGATATCCCGGTTGTGCAAATAACCTTCCAATTCATTGTAAGCTGGCAAATTTTCTTTTTGAAGATCCGTCAAGATTCCCACCATAGCGGTTTCACCATCCTTAGCCAGCTCGTTTTCTTTCTGGAATTTCCATTCCGGACGTTTTAATAATTCATCAAAAGTTTTTGCCAGGGCAGGGATTTTTTCAGAGTAATGCGACATCAGGCCGAAAACATTTTCAATCACCCCGATATCTTCTTTAAAATTGGGGCCCTTATTTTTCCGATTGGTGAAGACTTTTTTCATTCCGGAAAAGATTTGACCGTATGCTTCTTTTTTTTCACTGGCAGGGATATCCATGTTTTCACTGGTTGAAAACATGGGGGCTTGTTTCGAGGTTTGCCCCTTGGCATCCCAGGAATAAACATCTTCGTTTCCGGCTTTCTCCATCCGAACTGCCTCACTCATAACAAAGGCCAAAGTCTCTTGAGATTCCTGTAAATTAGAAACCAAGTGTTCTGCCCGGGGGAAAAGAGTCTTGAGCTTGTCAAGAATCCCCTGAAGGATATCAATTATCCTCTCGGTGAAAGTCCGGTTGTGGTTTAAAAATCGCTGCCAGAATTCAATCCTTTGGAACTGATCAGCCGCAAAATCCCCGATAAATTCTTCATACAAAACATCCTGATCAGATACGCTCGTAAAAGACCCTTCCCGGGACCCGGTAAGGGTAGCAACATATTTATTAAAGTTTTGGTCTGATACTTCAATTTGATAAGTCAAGAATTCATACAGATCCGGATGATTCGCCTTTAACTGGTGAATTAATTCATGTCCTACGATACTGATAAGTGGATCGGTTGAGTTGATATTAACAAAGATTTCAGTGCCGGTTGCCGGGTTGGTCAGTCCATTAATTCGGTTTATTTCAGGATTTTTAGATATGAAGAAATGAAGGGTTTTTCCAAATGCCTTTGCAATTTTTCTGAGTTGTTCAGATTTCTTATCAATCGGATAGGTAAGCTTGGTAGTACCATCCTTATCTCTGAACCCAAGAAGAGATTGGAATTTTTTTCTTGCGGTTTTACCGGAACCTGATTTGTCAGATTCAGATGCAACCCGTCTTGCAGCCAGATTCCGGCCATGTTGCTCCTTGGTTTTAAGGGTTTCTGAGGGTTTATCGACTTGACCGGATTGGTCAGAACCTAAATCAGGGGATTCTCTTTGAAGTAGAGAATAGAGAACTCGTGGAGATCCTTCCTGTTTTTCCTCAAAGAATTTATTTCGGATTGAGTCAAGCGTTTTGAACTTGAGGAGGTATTTTCCTTCACGTTCCGTAAGGGATTCGATTGTTCCTGAAACATTGTATTCTTGGAGGAGCTTTTCAAATTCATTTTGACTGAACCTTTTTTTAAGTTCACCGATTGTTGAAGTTTGTATTGCCACAGTACCAGAACCCCTTGCATATGACAAGGAAGAAACAGCCACAACCTTACCGCCATTATTTTCAATGTAATGCCTCAGTTCTGATATTGTCCCACCCTGGGCCACAACATCATCTACTATAATATATTGCAGGCCTTTTTTTACTTGACCGTCAAATTCAGCACGGCTTAACATTCTATCTGCCGAACCTTTTTGAGTATGTTCCGCCCGGTAAGATTGCATGATCGTGATATCAACCCTCAACCCGGTTATATGACCTATAGCGTCGGCTATCATTCCAGGAATAGCATTCTTCCCGCTTTTTTCCTCTGCATGAACCGCAACAACTTCAGCATCAGGGAACTGTTCTCCAAGCTTTTTAACCCGGTCAACCTTAATCAAATCCGACACCAGCCGGGCAGCACTCTTAGCATCACCTGCCTTTGCTTTTTCATAATCAGGATGCCGTTTTAAAGCTGCGGTGCTTGTGTGCCCATAAATATTAGGAAAATTTTCAGCCCAGGGTTTAACGGAAGATATGGAAAACTTAACCTTATTACTGCCCGGCAGGTCCGCATTGTCAAACTTTTGCTGAGTGAACCCGGCGGCTCCCCGGCCAATGGCCCCGGATTTTTTAACAGGTTCATCACCTTCCAAGGGTTCATAAACCTGCAGATTATTTTCATCCATGACATCCAGGTAGGAAACTACTTCCCGGGCTTCCCCCTTTTTGATCATGAGATAATAACCAACGTCACCCTTTCGATGCCCTTCAACCTCGTATTTTTCACCCTCGTAATAGATTTCGGTGCCAATGGGAGCACCCTGTGCCAACCATGAAGGCGGAGCATCCGGGTTTGCGGAAAGGTCTGCTTCCACCTGACTGAGCATTTCCTTTTTAACCTTCAATGTGGCTTCCTGGCCAAACGGTTCCTTGGCAACTTCCTTAAATCTTTCCAGGGCCCGTTCTTTTTCTTCTATCTGGACAAGGCCACTTTCATACAATTTGCCCATGCTTCTCATGTTGTGATCAATGCTGCCAATGGATGGCTTTACCTTGTGATCTGTTTCCCGTTTAAGGTAATAAGAGACACCCCAAAAACTGTTTCTCTCGGCCATGATATCAAAGCCCCGGTATTCGCCTATTTTCTTTTCATCCCAATCACCCTGGACAAACTGACCCTTATTATCTTTCATGGCCGCAGCAATGGAAACCTGTTCAAGCTTAACCCCGGCCTTGTCCCTTTTTGTGAACTTTTTCCCGTTAATGGTGATTGAATAGGGATCATTAACGACTGAGGCAAAATGATCCATGTCAGACTTAAAGGCTGCTATCTTCTCCTTGTACTCGGGAAGGACTCTCTTGCCAATATCCTTAATCTTGTCTTTTGCCTCAACGATACCGAAATCATGGGTACGCTGTTTTTTTTCAAGCTTTTTGATATCTTTTTTAAGTTTTTCCCGGATCAAGATCCTGGCATCCCCGGCAGCCTCGGAAAAAGAGGCGTTGATATCGTCAAGATCGCTATTGCCCAATTCAACGGCATCCCCTTGTATAGACCGGAGCCCGTCCTTTGCCTTTAGAAAATCAGTGATCATTTTCTGTTTTTTTGCAAGAACCTGCCATCGCCTGGCATCAATATTGTCAGTGATATACCTATATTCATAGACAGTGTTCCACCTGTTTCCCTGCCTGTGCCCCCGTCCGTTTCTTTGTTCCAATTCACCTGGCATCCATGGGGCATCTAAATGATGCATTGCCCTAAGATTTTCCTGCATATTGACGCCGGTCCCCAAGGTAGCCGTCAAGCCAACAACAACCCGAATTTCTCCGGAATTTACTTTGTCGGCAATCTCTTTCCGTTTCTTTTTAGAAACCTTGCCAGTAACAAGGGCAATCTCTTCTGCAAGGATGCCCTTTGCAATTAATTTGTCTTTAAGGTCCTTGGCCGCATTAAAAACGTCAACGGTCCGGGTCATCTTCTCCCCGGCATCATTCTTCCCAGCTGATCTTTTGGCAGTATCGCTATATCCCTTTTCCATAAAAATAACCTGGGAAGCCAATTCGTGTTCGGCATAATGTCCGATAACATTAGTCACACACCGATTTATTTTATTGTCTGGATGGTCAGATAGGTCTTTATCATAAAGACGGGGATCAAATCCGGCTTTGGCTGCATCAGTCTCAATAATAACCGGGTTACGATTGTCACCTGATAGCATGATCTCCCGGCGTTCCTTGCCACTAGCATTTGCAAAAGAATTGGATCGTTCAACAATTTCGGCCAGAATATTCCGTTGTTCTGGTGACATTTCGGCCACTTCGTTCAACAATTTTTTATATGGGCGCCCAACCACTTTGCCGGTATCAACCCGACCATTAAGAAGTTCATCCTTCTCTTTTTCGGTTATGTCTTTATCGTGAAGGGATTTTCCGCTCTTGGTTTCCCTGGGTACAAATTCCGGCATGTCATCTGCAAAAACAATATCCATGTACTGCCCGGCAAACCGCCTTAATTCAGACACATTATGGAATCCAGACAGCCGGGAAACAGATTCATAATCCCCCTTTGTGGTTCTTTCAACATCAGATTCCACACTGGCGAATGTATTGAACCAGGCGTCCCAACTTAGGACATCGGCTTTTTCCATTTCATCGGACATGGTGTAGCGCATATGGTTGTAGATTTCATTCAGTGTATTTGTGATCGGGGTACCTGTGAAGATATGCACACCCTTCCCACTGTTAAGTTCTTTCACATAACCCGTGAGAAAATTCAAAGCTATGGCCTTGTCACTGGTTTGCGTATTCAACCCTTTTACCTTCATCCGAGTTGATATCGGTGGTTTCTTAAATTCGTGGGCTTCATCAATGATTATCATATCAATGCCAAGCTGCTCAAAAAGAACCGCATTCTCCTTACTGGCTGCCATGGCCTGTCTCTCGATATTGGCAATAATTTTATTTCTTTGCTTAACCAATTCCTTGGCAGTAGAAGCCCCACGAACTTTCCTCAATGCATCTTCATCATCAAGGATACCTGCGATATCAAAGCCGTCCTCTTCTGCTGAAGCTATTGCCTCGGCCTCTAACGCTTCAATTTCTTCGGCCGCCAACCTGTCCAGGGTTTCCCGGGACAATGTTAACCGACTGAGAAGGGAATGGGGAAGAACAATGGCGTCCCAATCGTCATTTGCTATTTGATATAATTTTTGATCAATTGTTTTTGGGGTCAAGTTGTCGATATACAAAATCTTTGCCCCGGGATACATCTCCTGAATATCAGACGCCACACTTGCACTATTGGCATTGTGACCAAGGATAAGAGGCTTTTTTGCCAAGCCATACCGCCTTGATTCAATGGCAATACCACCCATGGTGTAAGTTTTCCCTGTGCCAACCTCATGAGCATACAACCCCCGGCCATTGGCAACCCCTCGCCATATCGCATCCACTTGATGCTTCCGCAAGTTGAACTCTTCTTCACCCATTTTTAACATCATGCCATCAAAGGAAAGAAAGGATCCATCATATTCTGGGGTAGCCCAGGCGTTCATGATTTCATTGTAATGCTTTTCAAGGGATACCCGCCTGTCAACATCTTTCCAAATCCAATCCTGTAATGCCTCCCTAAAGGCTTCAACCTTCTCGTTTGCTTTTGCTGACGCCGCTATATCGGTATAGTCGTTGCCGTGTTCATCCCTTGCTTTAATCGTGATTGATTGTCCCGTAAACGCTGCCCTTACAATCCGTGTAAATGGGGCTCCGGGTGTACTCCATAGCGTTCTGGTTTCATCCCGGGAATCAATGGAACTGGCATTGTCAAATTTAACAATCCATCCATTAATTGACGGCTTGAGTTTTATTGTCTTGGTAATTTCAGGGGGAAGGTTTGCCGTTTCCCCGATAAATTGTTGATAAACATTTGCCGGTATCCATGTGGCGCCTAGGTTCGTTTCAATGGAAAAATATGGGATATCTGCTGGCATTACCTTCTTCAACGATTCGATATTCCTTTTCATATCAAGACCGTTTCTCTCCTGAGCATCTTCCGCATCGCTTAATTTTTCTCGGATGTTCCCGGATAAATAAATATCCTTTACTTCAAACGTACCTGCCGGGGTTTCAAATAATGCGTCCTTTTCAAAGAGTTCTTTTTTCACGGCATCAGGTGTTGTATTGGCCATCTTTGCTATGGCGTCAACATCGACAGTCCTTGCAGAATCATTCCTGGCCAAAACAAAGGCATCTGAAACACTCGGATTTTTAATGCTTTTCTTAGCCCGCTGGGTTGATTCTTTAAAAATCAATGATGGTTTATATATCGGTTTTTTCTTGTTGCCGGTGTTGTTTTCCAAGGCAGCCATGGCAGGGAAGAGGGGGTCATTCGCTTTATCAAATATTTTCAAAGCGAATGATTCATTTATAGAGCCATGATTAAGAACAAAATTTTGATACTGTCTGTTTAATTCTTTTCTTAAATTTTCCGCACTGGATTTTCCACCACGTTCAGCGTCCAGAAGTTGACCATATTTATTTCTGATACCAACAAGGGCTTTTATCTGGGACTCACGCTTTGATGTTTCTTTTGCGCTTTTTACAGAGTATTTGTGGGCATCATCTAATTTAGCAAGACGTTCACCCCGCACCACATACAAACCACCATCTTTTGTAGTGGTGATACTGTTTTGTCTTTCTTCGGTGTTATTGCTAATATACTGGATGTTATCGGTTTTATTTCGTTTGGTCATTATATCGGCGGGGATTCTTTCGGATAGGGCATTTAAGACACCTTCATACCCATTTTTTCTTTCAACGATCATCCCTTCACGGCCCTGGGTGGTACCATGGCCAACGGTCATATTACCAAGGACATTTTCCGGTTTATGACCCCAATATTCATTTACTTTAATCACTCTCCCATCTGTTGCCTTTACTTCATTTCCCCGGGCATCTTTCATGGGAACCGATTCCATCCATGGAGCATGATGCTCTGCTTTGTTCTTCCCGTCATGTTTCTGGAAAACAAGAATATCAGCCACAACCGATGTGCCAGCATATTTTTTAAAGGCACCCATGGGCATACGATATGCCGCAACAAGAGTACCTCTTTTTTCCATCTGGCGCCGGGCAACTTTCCCTATTTTATCCATGGTCCCTGAACTGGTGATACCTATTACAAAACCACCATCCCGGACCTGATCCAAAGCTTTAACGAAAAAGTAATCATGGAGGGTTAGCCGATGTTTGTTATATCGCCTGTCTGCTGGTGATTCTGCTGCAAAAGGCCAGTTACCGATGACAAGATCATAAAAGCCGTCTGCAGTCTTGCTTTTTTCATATCCCATTTGCTGGACGTTGGTATCGGGATAAAGCATCTTGGCCATTTCCGCCGTGGTTTCGTCAAGCTCGATGCCGGTCAATTCACTGGTGACTTTCAAGTCTTTAGGCATTAATCCATAGAAATTACCTATACCCATGGAAGGTTCAAGCACCCTACCCCCCTTGAATCCCAATCTCTTTACGATATCCCACATGGCGGTTACAGTTGGTGGGTCTGTGTAGTGGGCATTGATGATAGAAGCCTGGGCAGATTTCCAGGCGGATTCTCCTAAGTGATCCCGGAGCCAATCATTTTCTTTCTGCCATCCTTCCTTGTATATAGGATTGCCCCAAAAACCCTTGAACATTTCTTGACCAAAAGAACCCCATCCAATATATGCAGCAATGGCGTCACGTTCCTCTGCTGTAGGGTTTCGCGCCTCATTCATAACCTTGTTAAAGGTTTCTATGGCTTTTTTATTTCTTTTGAATCTTACTTTAGGAGTGCCGCCTACTAATTTTTCAGGGTCATCAATGTGATAATTGCCTAACCCATCTCGTTCTCTTCTTCCGGATCCATTATCAACCAATCCTGTTCCGCCATCATCCGAGCGTCCGATCTCGGTATTCCCGCTTCCCTGTTCTTGTCCATTGCCTCCTGAGCCTTGCAAGCCAGAACGTAGGCCGTCTGTTCCAATATCCCCAGGTCCGTCAGGTTCTTGTACATCTTCGGGCGGCTGTCCTTCCAACAAGTCAACATCATTGTTATGTAAGGGTGTTTCATCCCCGGCCAGATCTCCGTTTCGTCCTCCTGGAATCGTTTCGTCTGTTCCAGTACCCAGGTCTTGTACGTCTGATCCTCTTTCGATATCGGCATTGGCCTTTTCCTTTTCAATGGATTGAATTTCATCATATTCTTTAACAAGAGAATCGTCAATAACCATGTCATTTTCAACGAACTTTGCAAAGTATGGCCTACCCTTTGGGCTCAAGCCCTGGACAACCATTTTAGCGAACTCGGCAGCATCTTTACCGGCCATCAATACTTCATTCAACATTTCTTGAAGCATGGGCTTGAGTTCGGCATAAAGATTTTCATCTGTTTTTTCAGTAGAAAAGCTGCCACGCTCACCCAATTTTTTATTCATTCTTTTTAAAAGGTCCGCAGCATTTGACATATGCTGCTTTGCATCCACAAGTTTTTGCTTGGATGTTACTTTTTTGGCTTCTTTGTCAAATTCTGCAAGAAGGTTCGCCGGGTCAAATCCTTTGGGGATCTTGTCCGTTTTCGATTCGGCTCCCTGTTTAGGAGTTGAACCATGGTCCGGTTTTTTCTCAACCAAGGGCCTTGTAAAGCCTTCCAATTCTTCCGCCGTCAAGAATTCATCTTCCCCGGCATCATACAATGCCTTTGGAGTTTTATATCTTTGCGGGGATGTGCTGGAATGGCCGCTTGAATGGTCTATCTTTCTAACCCAAGGAACGTCCTTGTCGATATAAAGCACCTTCCCGTCACTATTTTTGCCTACATTTTTAAACCGGGTTTCTACTTCGGATTCCTTAGACTCCCCACTTTCCACAATTTTAGGAGTTTTTTCGTCAGATTTGACGGAATCAGCGGATAAGGCCCCAGGGGAAGAAGCAGTCAGATCCTTTCCACTGACAATTGTTTTCTTGCCCCCATCGACCTGGACCCGATATCCCAAGGACTTATGTTTCCCCAAGATTTTACCGGTCATGGGCTTTCCCTTTTTGGTTTTCCAGGAGACGCCCTGGCCATCTTCAAAGGTAGTAATGTCATTTTTCCCGAAATCCGTTGAATCCCCCGTTTTTTCGGTCCTTTTGTCCGTGTCCGGATAAGAATTTTTATCACTTGTTTCTGTTATATTTTGGGAACCATTTTGGGAATTATTGGAGCCAGAAAATGAATTTCCTGTTTTAGAATTATCCGGGCTTACAGCCAACGGTTTCTTAGTCCGCTTTCCATCCTTCAACCAGGCCTTAAAATCATCCTGACCCATTTCAGTAATCGCACCAAACCCGCCCCAGCCCTTTTCATAGTTCGACATATAAAGGTCTTTTGCTTCCTGCTCGAACTCCGTGCCCATCACAACCTTATGCTCATCAAAGCGGCCCGTTTCCGGGTCCACCTGGTCTACAACAAATATCTTGGGGCTTGTCTCGGTACCAGCTTTTACAACAACATCCACCTGGTCTCCATCTTTGCCCATGGTCCTATTGAAGTACCCATAATGCCCGGTCATGGTGGATTCCCATTCTTTCCCCAACTTGTCCTTTCCTTTCCGGGTAGATCCGTCTGGGTTCTCAATGGAGATATTCAAGCCGTCAATTTTGATATGGGATTTTTTATAATTGCCGGCCTCTTTCTGAGCGTCTGAAGGATCAGTATTGACCTTATCTGGTTCAACCTCATGCTCAGGAACTGGCGAATCCTGTAAGACAGTTTCAGATTTAGAGTCAAAGACCGGTTTCATCCTGCCGTCAATATTTGCACCGGGAACATCTTGATTGCCACCGGGGGTATTTGTCATCCCGTTTTGAAATTTTCTTTGATCATGAACAGATTCGGATTCAAACTTAGCATCTGATACGTTTATCCCATCATCATAATACACAGGATTGTTCGGCACCGATTGTGGTTGAGGCTTGAGCTTACCCTTATCAAGGTCAGCGAAAGGCAGATATTTTCCACCATCATTATAATCCTGCATTCCACGTTGAGACTTTGGCATATCGGCGGGCATTGTTGGAATTTTACTTTCATCCGGACGGGTTTCCAAAGCGTTTTGGAAAGGTATAGACTGATCAATCCCCCTTCTTGAATCCTGGTGTTTTTGTAACGCCTGCGCTGCCTTTTCTCTCTTGAAAGTCTCTATCCCGGCCTGTTGCTCTACTTCTCCCTGGTTGTGTGTGGCAGGGGGGGCATAAAACTTTTTGGCCTTCGCTTTTACATACTGGCTTTCTGAATCGTTATCCGGATAAAGTTCTTCCACGGCTTCAAGGGAACCCACCTTTTTAATCAGGTTGTCTATAAAAGTCTCCCGTTTTACGTCCCGGGCAGGCACCGGCCCTTTCCCGTCTTCATAATCAAAGGGATTTACATCTGCATACCGAGGATTGCCCCGTGTGTCTGTTTGGGGTAAAGTCTCCTGATCTTTTATCCCATGCTTAAATTGTTCTTTTCCTTGTTGGGTAAGGATTTCTTGTTCTTGTTTTTTCCAATATTGATTTTCAGTTTCGGCCTGGTCCCTCTTTCCCTCCGCTTCGGTCTTTTTCTTTTCTAAATCATGAATCCTTTGTTTCTGATCAGGACTTGGTTTCTTAAATTGCTTAAGGTTCTTAATTTTAGTATCCAAGGCATTAACGGTTGCACCCATGGCTGCACCAGTAAGCAAGCCCATAGCCGCCGCCTCATCAACCCCTTCGCTCAAAGGCCGGTTAAGGGCAGCATTCTGCCAAACCTGCTCCTGAACAGATTGGGGCAATTCTTCAAGAAGGCCCTCAGAAACCCCACCTTCAATAATCCGTCTGATTACGCCTTTCTCACTGATCTCGGACCCAATTTCTACCATCATGGTATCCGCATCGGCAAAACCAAATTTTTTGGCTAATCGACCACCAACCATACCAAAGGCCCCGGTCCCGACACCTGATCCAGCAGCATAAAGAGACTGTTTTGCAGAAAGAAGTTTATTGTCTGTTTGTTGTCTGATTTGTTCAGCAGCAGATCCGGCAGCAGCGACACCTTCACCAACGGCACCAGCAACCCATGGAGCAAGCTTAAATCCTTTACCTGCAATCTTCCCGACCGCTCCCCCGGCGACCATCAAAGGTAAAGATTCAACAACGGCTTCAATAACAGTAGATGGATTTGTTATTATTTTACCGGTTTTCCCCCAAAATCCATTGGCATCCGATACACGTTTTTTTGCTGCTTTTTGTGCAGGGGACATCATGGCGTCTGCATTTTCCCCGGCCTTTTTAAAATCAAAGCCAAGGGTCTCATCAACAAATTTTCCGACATGCCCCGCTGTGGGAATATCCAATAATCCTACAGCCGATTCAGGAACCGCCATAAAACCCTTAGCAACCGCTATACCCAAATCTTTGGCTGTCCCTGAGAAAGTCCGGCCAGGCGTTTCTTCTTGAATACCATGTGCCCGATCATACAAACCATCCAAATCATCCCCATTTTTTTTGGCCGGCATCCGATCATAAAGATCATCCAAAGGATCTTTATTCTTCTTGACAGGAAGATTTGGTGTCTTTTTTAAGGATCGTTGAAAGTCATCCTCTAAAATTTTTTGAAGGTGATTTTTTTCTATAGCATCGTTTTCCATGCAGAATACCTTTAATTATTGAATTGTTGCATAAGAAGATCCTGAAGGTTCCTCGGTGCAGATTTAAAAATTTGTTTCCATTCATCACGATTTTCAGCTTGATCAAGGAGTCCTTGAAAATGGCGAAGGGCCTCCCCAGAATTAATAGTATCCATCTCCCTCAAAGCATCCATGGATCCAAAAGATTTTTCTGCGGTGAGTGATCCGGATTCACGATCCATGATGTCCAGGTACAAACTATCCCTTCGTTTTACATCAAATTGATGCTGGCCTTCATTCAAAGCCCTACTTTTCAATCCAAAATCACGATTTGAATTAGACCGGTCATTCTTAAAGCGGTCTCTGTCAAGATTCAATCGCCCCATATTTTGGCGAAGCTGCCCGTTATTCTGCTCTTCCCGAAGGTCAAGTTCCCGGCTGCGCAAGTTAATATCATCTCTGTGTTCCACTTTCCTAAAATCAAGGCGGTCGTGATCCATACCCCTTAGATGTTCGTTTTGATAATCCCTCTCTGAGGCTGTATCATTGTATTGGTATTGCTGACTTCTTAGCTTGTCTTGAGCCAATTCAAGATATTTATCCTGTCTTTTGGAATTTTCAAAATCCCTTTGTCTTTGATAGTCAGATGATCCCCAGCTACTGGATACTACACCGACCCTGTTGGCGTTGGTTGGTCCCCGCCTCGCTATTCTAAGCATATGTTTTTCCCTCCTTATTTATAATTATAATTATGGCTCACAGAGGTTGATGTTGACGATGACGATGAAGTCGACTCTGACGTTGATCGGCTATATGAATCGTTTGCCGATATACCGGCAGAGGCATTGATCGCGTTCATGGCGCTGGCGGCAAGCTGTGCACCGGCATTCAGAACTCCCTTGGACGCCTCCACCTTTAAAGTATTGAGCGACGTATATCCTTGAATTGCAACTTGAGCTATTGTTTCAGATTGCTGAAGCTCTAATTTAGCCCGTTCTAATTGGGCACGGATATTTTCAATCGTAATTGAATTCTTAGATGCAGCCCCTTGGATTTTTGTTGCATAAACTTCAGATTCAGTTTTATACAGACTGACATCAAAACCAGCTGCTTTAATTTGGGCATCTATCTCCTGCGCCCATGCGGAAATCTCCTGACCCCATTTGTCAATTTTCTGCTGGTTTGATTTGAGTACATTTTCAGAATCAAGTGCCTTGATCCTTGCCACTTCCAACTTTGCACTTACTTTAGATTCATATGCCTTGACGGATTCTGAATATGAAAGGACGTTGTTTCTTTCTGCTTCGGTCTCGACCTTATATATTTCAGATTTTAAAGACTCAGCTTCAATTTTGGCCCTATAAATATCATTAGCAATCTTGGCCTGTTCAATTTTTTGAGATTGGATGTCAGATTCAATACGGGCAGATTCCAATGTAAAATTATAAATTTTTGCTTTGGTTTCAATTATTGATGCCTGGTGACCAAAAATTTTATATAAGACTTCTTTATTTTCAAGAGAAAGCTTGGCTCCTTCCATCTCGATTCTATAAGAATCTATCCTGATTTTTTCTGCTTCAATCCTATCCTTGTAAGCCGTCACCCTGGTTTGATATTCGCTAAGCTTCAACTTCTGAAAGGCCACCATGGCATCATATATTCTGACACCGGCCTCGTTATTAATTTTTATGGATTCAAGGCTTCTGGCTTCGTTTGATACATAGAATTCCCGAAACATTTTTTCAATTGCAACGACCTGTTCGACAGAGAACTTAATATTACCTTGTTCAAGTTCTGCCTGACTGATCATAATTTCCCAGCCGATCTGATCATTTTTCCGGGAAATCTCTTTGCCGACATCTGCTAATTTGGACGCAAATGCAATCGGGGGAAGGTCAAACCCACTTGACCCGTACATATCTTCTGTATTCCTATAAAGAATTTCATTTTCAACCCGTTGCCGCTCTTTCCCACGATCATATATAGCTCTCTCAATATCGATATTCATTCCGGTTCCGCCGTTTTCAATGTCGTTTAATACTTTTTTAAGCAACGACAACATAACGTCAGAATTATAAATCGATCCTTGATACACCTGAGAGGTAGGGATTGATATATCTTCAATTTGCGGGGCTTGAACCGAAAACGAAGGTATATTCAAAACAGGAGCTACAGGCATGACAATTTCCTGATCTTCAGGTGCTTGTGGAATAGTCAAGTCTGGAACATCTGGAAGTTGTATGGAACTTAAAAGAGGTACTCCCGGTGCCGAAGGAATGTTTATAATAGGTTTCTCAATAGAATTGGGGGAATAGTTTTCTGGTTCTACCGGCAATGTCGCTATATTAATGCTGGGTATATCAGAAAGAACCGGGTCAGAAGGCGCATCTGTCAGTATCAAATGTTTTTCCAGCACAGAGCTAGGGATCTCCGGCATTGAAATCTCAGCAAAGCTACCATCTGGAATATCAATTTCAGGAATACTTCCACTCAACGGGATAGCAAACGAATCAGCAAGTGTTGCTAAATTTTGAGCGTATTGCCTGGCGATTTCAAAACTTGCATCAGCCTTCTGGCTTACCCCGTTAAACACCTGGACAGTGTAATTATCAGCACCCCAATCTGTATCAATCATAGACATTGAGTCACCACCCTTTCATTAATAATAAAAATTGCACGTTTCATTTAATTCTCTTCTGGAATATTAATCACTTCTTCATCTTCGGTTATTTTGTACTCAGTAACCCTCGGCGTTACTCCTGCAGCCCACCAGTCGGTATTACCACCAATAGTGCAAGCCCCCGGGTAATCCCCACCAGTGTTCCAAACGACAAATACGCCCCCTTTCGTGGCAATAGCATCGGTTGCAGTATCATTTCTACAAACGTCCGGGCTGATTTCCAAATAATGAATATTCTCTGTTTTGTAATCTTCATCATCCTCTGTGATTTCAACGACCTTGATACTTTCAAGTTCGTCCTCGCTTGCTTCGTTCACATCAAAGGCCGCTGCATTTTGTATCACCATGGATGAAATTACGGCCACATACCCAGATTCTAAATTAGGTTCGGATAGAGGAGGATGCCTGAACTCCCCCCCACCGACATACAAATTACCAATATCATCAAAGCCTAAAGTGGCAACGCTAAGGACTGAATCAGCTATTACACGCTTGATGTCTGTATAATTCATATACGAAGTTGGGAAACAACCACCCTCAAACCATTCGCTTTCTTTTAAAAGTTTAATTTCGCCGGTATTCTCTCCATCCCCAATACCGAATACCAAATTATTGTTGGCATCCACGGCAATGGATGAAGATCCTCCGGGAATAGGATAGCAAAGGCCCTGAGAAAAAGAAGACGCATTTGTCACATCCAAAAATGTAACACCGCTCACAGCACTTTCGCCTTGAACCACCCACTGGCCGCCGTTAATCACCAGATGGGTTTCTCCCACCCATACTGCATCATAATGGATTTCCTGATATACCTTAACATCAGGATTAGGGTTAATGTTAAGATCTGTCGGTATGGCCGAATTGAGAATACTGGTGTCAAAGACCAGGAGGTTCTGATTCCAGCCAAGGCCCAGTGCAATCTGGGACCCTGAAGGAGAAATCCTTACAAAAGCGGGATCCATATTGTTTTCAACCTTTGCCACCTTTGTCCAAGTGGAACCGCCGATAGTGTCCTGGATATAAAGATCCTCTCCAGTGGCTGCCAGCATCTTGCCTTTATTGGGTCCGGCCCTGAAACAATCCAAAGCCGTAAAATAAGAACCGTCAGACATCGGTGCATTAAAAGAATCAAGCCTTTCCGCTTCAAGGGCAAACCTCTCCTTACATTCTCTCTCTTTTTTTTCTTTTTCTATGGGCACAATTAAAGGTACCGGAGTAAAGATATCAACCCGGGAGATACCATGGCAAACAGTACACTCAATCACCACACCTGCCTGCCGGTCGGTAACTCTACGTCTGCTTATATCAAGACACCTTAAACGCATCTCAGATCGAAGGATTTCCAGTTGGCTCAATGCCACCCCTCGCAATTCATGACAATGCATACGATCACCATGGTATGAAACCATTGCAGGCATATGTTGGTACATTTCACCTGACAATTGGGAGGGCCTTGATATAATCAATAGAGAAATCAGAGCCACTATCCCCATTGCCAATCTGTATAGTCCAATACGTTCCATAAACACTCCTGGGAGAAGAAACCCTTACCTCAGTTTGTCCTACCTGTTTAAAGGGAATATCTATGACTGCTGTTTGCCCTTCTTCAGTAGAAACAGTCATTTTCAACGGACCCGTGGTTTCCAACCCGATATAAAAAAAACGGATTCGCTTTTTTCTATGAGTTCCAAGATCCATGGAGTTGAGTTCAAAGAAGGCTGATACTACGACGCCATCATCCTGCTGTCCTTTATAAGAGAAAAGCCCGGAATCATTTGCTATCAAAAATCCATCGCCAAACTTGACCATTGAATCGGCGTCAATTCCTATAAATTGCGTTGTCGCAGCCTTAACATTCAAGCTTGTATCAAGCATCAACATTATTGCACCCTCTGTGAATCGTATCTTAAAACACCGGTTGAAAAATTATTAACTTCCATATAAGGCGCCAAAACCGGGAGGATTATATTTAATGAAGCCTCCGGGACAATATTGGCAATCATTTCCACATCCGGTATAGAAATCCATGGAATGTCAAGAAATGCCATTTTTCCCGGAATAACCAAGGCGGAAAACTCAAACGACGGTATATCGGGCTCTATTGTAACCAAAGCTCCGGGATGAGCCCGGATAAGAATCCCTGGGGCCTGCATATTAATAGAAATAATGCCGGATTGAACCATTGAAGATGCCATAACAATGTCTGGCGGTGAAAAAGAAATTTCAAGAAAAACAGAATTCTCAGAATTGGCAATGATCTCGACACAAATTTCCGGAATCCCGACATCAATATTCCCACTTGTAAAAATTTCGGGCTCCTGCAGAGAGACCGAGGCCTCCATGGCACATGAAATACCAGTCAGGACTTTCGCGACAATATCGGGTGTCTCAATTAGGACCTCTATTGATGCCCCGGCGAATATTTCAATACCAGGTGTATCAATGGAAGCTGTAATTATTTGCCCAGGAAAGATTTCAATTTCAGGATTATCTATTGAAATTGAAATCTCTGACCCGGTATAAAACTGAACAGGATCGAGTTCAGGAGCATTAACTTGTATAATGTTTGCCACGGAGACCTACCCCTTTACGCTGCAATCGGCATGGGAATATTTACAGTATCAATTGTAGTTGTGGCTCCTGTAACAATAGAAGTGTTACTCATATTGATTTGCGCTCCAGATGTGCCAACTGACAAATCCCACCTGATTGCCGTTGTGCTGCTCCCTGTAATTTTTGTATTACCGTAAATTCTTGCCCAGCCGGCAACCCCGTCCACAAGCCCCACCCCTGACCATACCTCCCCGGCTTTTTTATGTAATACCTGGCTTGCTTCAGCTCCGAATTCAAGCCCGTTTGTCGGGCTACCGGAAGTGAATGCCCCGGAATTAAGGGTAATGGATAAAAGTTTCTGACCGGTTTCTGCAACATCAGATGATGGCGGCTGGGAACCCGTATAGAAATCAATGGTAAAATCTGTGAAAACCTCTGCAATCTTGCTTAAAATTGCACTTCTTGCTGCACTTGAAAGTCTTGATGTCATATTATTTTGCTCCGTGAATAAAGTGATATCCCATCAAACATCCGAATCCGGTTCGAACATTTTCAGGGTAAATAATTTTGTCTTTATTTAGATTTTTGACAAATCCCTCTGGTGAACCTACAATAGCCCCCTCTGGAGAGGCCCATAAAACCCCAAGCCCCCCTGACTTAAACCCAATTTCTGCTAAAGGCACTCTTTGAATAGCGTCTGACCACTCAACTGCCGGGAAGTTCGCAACCGTACGTTTCTGAAATTCCATGGGCTTATTGCCGGCAAGGAAATAAGTATTTTTCTCGGTTGAAACAAAAAGCCCTGTATCCACAGACCGGACCATCCGAATTTTGGTATGGAACTGGACGCCAGATTCACCCAAGTTGAACAGCCCGAATTGAAACATTTCAGACCACCAAAGAACATTTTCCTGGGCAACATACATCCGCCCGGAATGAATCGTCAGATGACTTCCAACCGGCCTTTTAGAAAAATGACGGGTGGTATCAGGTCCCAAATACTTATTCATTTCCCATAGAGAAACCATGCCATTTTTGACATAATCACTTTGGTAACCGTTTGTGAAAAAAGTTTTCTCCCCACTTTGGGCATAAGCTATCCTGGTGCCCTGTAATCCACTGGCGATCTCGGTTAGAGAATAATCCGTACCAACTTGATAGAGATGATCATCTCCAGCTACCAGGCATGCGCCACCGTCACAAAATAGGCTGTGAAAGCTTCCTGTTTGAAGTTTCTCTATTCCCCTGCGCATGGATACCCGGCCGGACCGATCAATGGAAACATTTACGGCAGCCGTCAGATCACAAAGTCCATTCCTCTGAAACTTGGCCCGATAAGACGTATCAACGGTATTCAGGCCGAGTGCCCCGGAAAAAATGGTAATCGGCTTACTCACAGTAAGAATCTCCTGAATCAGGGATATTATAACCGCCTTCATCCCTGCCGATATGAAGTTCAAAAGTTTCAAGGGCCAGGTCAACCATATCGGCGTAATACCCTGTATTGGCTTTCCTGCCTTCCATGCCATCCTCAATTAAACTATAAATACCCCGGCAAACCTCCCCACAAATCAACTTTTCATGGAGGGTATCAGGGATACAATCAGGGGTGTCATCATTGGCGGTCAAAACCGCAGGTTTGGCATAATAGAAGACGGTCATTCCCGTTACCGTCCCCGGGACATCCCCATAAGCAATCTTTGACCCAGATTGACAGACACCCACAACCGGCCCTGTCTCCTGAACCGGGAATTTATCCCGAAACAAAGGCAGGGAATTGTATATGGTCACGGGATCACCTTCGACCAAAACCTTTTTCACATCCCGGCAAAAATCATCCGGCAAATTGGCACGATTCATGCCTGACACGGTTTGCACAGTATTTGACTTATACAAATCCGGTAAAGGTGGGCTTAGTTGGAATTGCCCCCTGCGCTTCATACCTTTTGCAATTTTCTGAACAGCCGAATTAATCCTGGCTTTGATATCCGCAACGGAGAAAGATGTATCCTGAATTACGGCGGTTATGAATATTTGCATTTCCTGGAAGGTCATGTTTTATTCTCTTTTAAAAAAATGGAGGGGAAAAGTAGCCTCCCCCCCCCCCATTATTGGTTATTCTTCATGCACCGTGCAGGTCGGGTCAAGTTCAAAGGACACATTATAGGTGGCCGCTGCCGCTGCCGACGTGGTAAATTCAAGAATGTCACCTTTGGACAGCACCTTGTTACCATTGGTGGCATCCTTGGCAAAGGTGGCCTTGGCTCCGGCCGCAATGCCAGAGCCGAAAGTCAAGGTTGCAATAGTATCGGCACCATTTACAATGTAAATTTCCTCGGCATCCCCAGGATCTCCGTTAACGATTGCATCTGCATTCCTCACAACACAGTCATACGGTACTATAAATCTTTCCGTGGTTGCACTTCCAGCAAAGGCCCCTTGGATAGTGAACAAATTACTTTGAAACATATTAAAAGCTCCTGTTGAATATTTTGATTTAAAAGGGCCGTGAACCATTCACGACCCTTCATTAAAAAGGTTAAGCAGCCTCGGTCAGTCCTGTATGTCTGCAATGAGACTTACGATGATTGGTAACCAACTGGCCGATATACCTCTGATTGGCCAGAAGACTATCCGGTTTATCTGTGGACAGTTTTTCCCACACAGGCCGGGTAAAGGCATAGTCTTTGTGGGTTTTCATATCCATATGGTTCAGGTTCAGGCCATCGCAAGTTCCATCGCTCTGCTTGTCATCCGCCACAATGGGCACTTTACCGAACAGGATGGTATCAAACCCAGCGTTTGCCAGATCCTTATCTTCATAACGAACCTGAGCCTGCAATGTCCTTTCAAAAGAATCCTTTAAGACATCCGTGGTGATATACAGATTGGGTTTTGCTTCCCGTGCTTGACCAACAGCAGCGGCCCTTCGGATTTTCTGCATGGTCTTATAATTCATGTTCTCAGCAGTAGTAATGACATTGGCTTTCCAATTGGCCATATCGTTTTCCTTGATACCACCGTATGCGATTGCCTTGTCTACATTAAACAAATCCCCCAGGCCCAAGAAATCAATATTGGAAGCGGCACTGGCATAAACATTGGTACCCATTTTATCCCTGAGTGTTTTCTGAATATTCATCAACTTGGCCTGTGCCAAATTAACAACCATTTCAGTTCCAGTATTCTGAACCTTGTCATCCAAGTCAATAAGGTTGGCAGCCACATAACCGGCCCATCTGAAACGGGCAGCCTGGATAATTCTCTTTTTGGAAACGGGAATAGTGGATGACGGGCCATATGCGGACACATTGGAACCTGCATACTCAAGGAATACCTTGATCCGTTTACCACCATCCACCAGTTCCCCGGCTGTTACCAAGGTATCCTGGAATTTAGTGCCGTTCATAAGCATGAACAGCAGAACATTATCCATGAAGAAAACGTCTACCGGAGTTTTCTCGGTAAAGTCATCGGTCGCTACCTGTAATTCTGTCGCATCAAAAGTCATAACGTAGATCTCCTAAATTTATTTAACCCCATGCTATCCAACTTTAGCGCTTTGAACAGCTTGGAGCATACTTTGTCTCATTTGTGATTTAGACAAGGGCTGGCCAGTATTTTGGCTTCCTTCTCCAATATCCTGTTCAGACCCGGATCCGGGCTTCGAAATTACCTTTCTAGTGTTCTTGTCTCCATCGGCAATTTTTGCCGCTTCAGCTTTCCCGGCATCAATACCTTCAAGCCGTGCCGCTTCAACGGCCTGGCTGTTTTGATTGGCCTTGTGTGCATAATAAGCGGAGAAGTCATCATGCAGACCTGGTAAAGTCTTTCCAACAGCTTTAAGTGTTCCGTTTTTCTGCAACTCCTTAAAGTCTGGGTTGTCCTTGTAAAACTGGTTCTGGGATGTAGTTAGTGTCTGTTTCTCCTGGTCCTTCGCAATTCGATCCATGGTTTTATTGGATGCCAATTCCGCAGTAAGGGAACTGGTTTGCATTAGGGCCTCGTCGATACTCAAATCACCAGTTCTTACCTGTTCAGCGATAGACGAAATTTCTTTGTCATAGTCGGTTTCCGGCTCATCTTTCGGCGCTTCTTGGGCCTGGCCGTCAAGCTTTCCCATGAGCATTTCATTCATTTTCCGGGTGTCTCCCAGTTCTTTGCCCTGTTCCCCAAGTTTTATTTCAAGTTCTCCATAGGCTTTCTGGTAATCAATCCCGCCGTCTCCGTCTCCGTTTCCGTCTTCATTCGCATTCACATTTACATCGTTTCTATCCATTTTCTTTCTCCTCTTGCGGACCCTCTTCAGGACTCCCCGCTTTGATATTGCGGACCCTCTTCAGGGTTACCCGCTTTTAATGATTTTCACGGACCAATTGCAGTGCTACCCGTATTGTTCTGCAACTTAATTTTTGGGCTGCAGGCTATTCTTTTCTAAAACTCTTTTTAATTCTGCCCGGGTTTCGATAGGCTTTTCCGGGATATCACTGTCTTGCAACTGTGCTCGGACCGAATTATCTATCCATACTGGGGTATCCGTCTGAATACCACCATGCCCAGGTTTCAATATCTTTTTAGACTTCCCGTTACAATTCGGACACAGCGGCGCTACTTTCCATTTCTTCATAGGGAAGAGCAATTCAAATTCAGCCCCACAATCAAGACATTCATAATCATAAAGAGGCATCTCTATTTCTCCGCATTCAACAATTCTGCGTGTGCCATACCGGTTGACATCGAGACGATATCACTCAAAGAAGGAGTATTATCTAATTCAAAAAAGTTTTCTTCCGTAATCGTTCCATGCTCCTCACAAAATCCAATCCCGCCTTGTTCTTTTAATGGTACGGGCTCTTTGCCTTCCGCCCGACAACGAGGGCAATACATAGCATTCACATCCTGGCTGACATCATCCTGATTATCTTCTTCTTCCAGGGAGACAATGTCCTGGGCGGAAAGCTCGGGTTCTGATTCGGTCTTAATATCTGGAACAACTTTCCTTGACACAGCAGGAACCGGTTCCATTTTGCCCTCAACCCCAGTATTGATCCGGACCTGTGTTCGGGCATCTTGCCAAGCCAAAGCACCATCAAGGCATTTAATGGTCTGGACATTTTCTTCACACGGGAAAACATTATTAAGGGATTGAATCAGGTGCCGGCTGTATTCAATTATATCCTGGGCCTGACAGCCATTTACCCCAACCTCACTTACTGGATCAGACTGAATGATAAAACACACGACTGGAGTAACCCCGGGGATTTCTTCCTTATTCTCAATGTGGATAAACGGTATTGATTTCGGGTTCATGCAAGCAAGGGCCTTAACGACATGACGCTGTTCCTTTGGCGTGGGAATGATTCTGCTACACCAGTCCTGCCATTGGATTGAAGGGTTGGCCACATCAATATTCTGAGACATCATAAAAGCAGAAATCATCTGCCCCGCCTCCATTGTGGGCAAGTTGGATTTTTCATGGTCAGAAAGAAAGGCCATGAATGAACACAGAGCTCCAGACACCACATGATTTAGTTTTTCCTGGCTCATTATAACGCCGCCCTTACCAAGCAATCCTTGGCCTCTAAAAGTTTGCGTAATCCAGCAGTCTTTTCTGCACTATCCGGAAGGGTATTTTCATATGCAAAGTGCTTCATGATAGGGGCACACCCTAAATGCTCCTGGTGATAAGGTAATTTTTTTTCCATATTACTCACCTCCTTTAAAGCCATAAATCCCTGACTGAAGCAGGAAGCCAAGAAGAAACCATATCTTGTCTTTGATCTTTTCCATGCAGCACTCAGCACCGATCTCTTCAGAATAGTTCTTTGGATCAACACAGGCACTGGACTCGGTAATAACGAAGCCATTGACCAGAACACAGGTGACGATAGTGGTTTTGGTTTGGACACCGGGAATATCGGTGGTTGTGGTAAAGACCTTGCCGATCATGGCTTCAACATCTTTGATATTGATTTTGTTGTCTTCACCAACAATGGCAAGGTTCTGTTTGTCAAATTTTGCTTTAGGGCACCAAGAGACATAACCGTCTTTATACACAACCATAGACCCTTCCGTTTCCGGATCTTCATCAGCAGGAATATCCCAGCCACGATATATATTGTATTCACCCAGGGTCATAGGCTTAGCATCTACCAATTTCACTCCAATAAACTTTTTCACATTCTTCTCCTTTTAAGCCGGTACCCCGGCAGTATCTTTTTCGGCAGCAGCTCCGACAGCCCCCGCCTCCATTTCTTGTTTCTCTACTTCCTGAAGGTCTGACTGTTTCTGCATAAGATATTGTTTCAAATGCTCGGCCCCTTCTTGGGAAAGACCGGCATCAATTAATACTTGCATGGCAGGTCCGAGCTGATCTTCTCCAACTCTTTCCAGGATATCTTTCCAATTTTTGACATTCAGACCTTCAAGTATGGCTCTGCGGTCAATGACCTGGTGGTCATACAACCATTTTAACTGATCCTCTTCCTGGAGACTTGTCCGGGCAACTGTGGACCCGGATTCCACGACATAATTGTATCTCCGCCCACAAAGACTAACGCCCTGGAAGTCAACCCGGGTTCCCTTCACTTCAACCGATTCCATATTAACGCCAAAATTCTGGAAGAAGGAAATAGCCCACATGCCCCGTTGCATTGCGATCTGATCAACACTCCTGATCTTATGCTGAATCAAGACTGAATTGCGCTCTTGCAAGGCCACAATAGCCGAAGCCGCCGTCACGCCGGTTGGCTGAACGCCCCGGTCTGCATCCTCTATCTGATGTATTCGATCATGCAAACCGATTAAAATATCCAGTATCTTGAAAAAGTCATGTGGCAAATTAGGTACCTGGATAAACCGGATATCTGCATTGGGTCTGGTGGGCATCAAGACTAAATTGGGTTTATTGTTAATCATAGATCTAGTAATTCCGCATCCGGCCTCTACAATCAAAGGAGGGAACATAACCCGCATGATATAGGATGTCATTTTTGAGACAATTTCATCCACCTTTTTAATAATGTCCCCGGTCTGTTCCGCTGCCGAAAATCCCCATATGGACGTGGTATCTTCATATGAGTTAGCCCAGAAGAATGGAACTTTCCCCCAGGCATGGGTTTTATTGGTCTGTTCCGTAGGGAGATTCCAGTTAATATTAGGATTTTCCATATCGTTGAGATAATGATTCCCACGATTGCAAACAGTAACAACCCGGATACCATCAGGGTACCGTCTCTGTCTGACAACTTCCGTAACCAACTTCCCTTTTTTGTCCAAAATTGGTTCCCCGGTTGCATCATCCAAAACAGGAACATCTGTTTCAATAAAGCTATTATCCTTGAACCACATTTCAATAAGCAGGCATTGACCACGACCACCTGAAATCCCCAGGGAATTGGCCCCTGACTGTCCATGGGCTCCACCAACACTTGACCCAGATGACTGATACCCGGAAATTGTAGCATTCGGGCGGACAAGCTCCCGTTCCTCAGTGCCCAAAAGGTCCTCAACATTCTCAGCGACAATGGAATTCTTATCCATTTCGTAAAGCTGTTCTGCTCTTTCCACATCCATGGCGATGGCATGACAGCAATAAGGCATTTCTTGAGCATTCTCAAAATATCCCGGAGCCGGAAAAAAGGAATATCCGTCAACCAGCAAAGAATCAGGATGTCGATTCGCTCCCCGATTCCAAAAGAATTTCTCTGTTGTAATTCCTTGGATCTCATTTTGGATACTGGTCCTGGCCAACTTCCCTTGTTGGTTTGTGCTATGCCACCATTTTTTCAAATGGGCGCTTAGAACTTGGTCAGAATGATCTTGGCTGCCGTCCAGGTCAACGACACTAATCATAGGATTCTTGGCTGTAATATTGGCAACGGTCCGACTGACATTCGCAAAGAACAAGTTGATAGATAAAGCGTTTTTCTTTTTATTCTTTAATGCGCCCCAATGATTCCCACGAAACAGCCGATACGTACTTTTCCACCTGGCCCTAAGACCAAGTTTCTCCTTTTCGTTCCATGAGGCTTCAAAATGTCTCCACACCCATTGACCTATGTCTGGGTGACCTTCGGGTGGAGGATTATATAAATTATATTCTGATATGTCGGACCAATTTTTGGATTTATCAGTCATTATACTTCCACCCTGTCAACAATCAATCGTCCATCAGGTGCCAGCATATGACTACAACCAGGACAAATCATATCGCCGTATCCATTGGTTTCATCCTGGAGGCCATCACTCCAACCCCACCCTTTCCACGGTTCCATGATCTCAATCATGCCCGCATGAGGCATAACTTTTTCTCGGTTGACTGTGGCACGGTAAGATTTGGTCACTCGGAAGTAATGCTCCCCACAATTTGGACACTTAACGTGCCGTTCTATTTTCTTTTTAGCCATCAGGCATCAGCCTTTTTCTTTATGGCCATTGCTGACGCCTGTTCTGCGAGAGAAGAACTTATTTGCTCCAAAAAATCATTATTTGCCGCAAACGTGGGACCAGATTTATTTCCATCTGTTCCCGGTACCCCAAACGCCATTGTATTTACAGCCGGGTCTTCAAGGTCACCTGCAGGATCATCCAGATTAAAAGACTGCCCTTTTTCAAATCCGGTCCGCAGGAATGGATCATATGGATCACGCTTTGTGTGATAGACCAAATATCCACCCAACAGAACACCGGATAAGGTAAAGAGCCATCCCAGCACGAGTAAGGAGAGAACGAAAACCCCGAACAGGAATGGCCCTTGAAGTACTGTGCCCCCTGATTGGACAGGTCCGCTTATAACTTTAACAGACAGCCCTATCAGCCCCATAAATAGGCACAGCACCAAAATCGAACAGATTGCAATTGACACATTTTTCAAAATCTTCAACCAATTTATTCCCTTAAAATTCATACTCTCTCCTTTAATCCTCTAAATTAAACGCCTGACCAGCTTTTGTGGTTTCCAGCCATGGACGTTGTGTTAATATTGTGTGCATCATTCCGCCCAAGAGCCCAACCATGGGGAAATCATCATATTTTCCATTCTCGGCGTCTGATTGCCTGATTGCCTGAGCATATGTGGAAATATTCTGATGCCCATTTAAATCAAGCCAGGCAGGGTTTCTAAGCTGTAGATTTCTTGATCTGAACAATTGCCGAATATATAGGGGGAACGAATGTTTTTCACCGAAATCAACCGGGGGTTTAATATAAAGTCCCTGGCCTTCACCGTGTTTTTCTTCCAGCTTCACACTGGTCCGGGAAACCAGGGGCTGAAATTTGTCCGGATCTCCAATCCACATTGGTAGAATCCTGGCATCCTTGCCAAATCCATATATCATCCGTAGTTGCAGCAGAGTTTGAAATAGGGCGAACACTTCCGATTCTTCTGCTGCCTCAAGAACTTTAAAAATTGGCAGGCCTTTGGATAGTACAATCCCGATAACGATGACAACACCAGGTGCAGACACCGAAGGATAGGCAATACCCCCGACGATGTCGCAATACCTTTCCGCCGCTTCCATATCCCAGAACACCGGATTTCTCAGCATAGTATCCTGACCGTAAATTACCGCGAAATCTTCCCGGGCCTGCCTTGTATTGGCCATGTGTTTGGCCTGTTCCACCTTGATGATACATTTCATCAGAACAGCCCCCCGAAAAAGCCAACGGGTGCAAATGTGGTGATAACAGCTTCTAATTCATCAGGGGATTGTTGCAAAATCTTTTTCATATCCGGTTTCCGCATTATCCGAACCTTGCCATCATCAGTACAATAAGTTGGCGCCAACGATTGCTTGATCAAATCCTTATCAGGAGGGAGCATGGCCGTATCATCAGTCCTCAACCATTCTCGGTATGCCCAATAAAGCTGGTCCCTCAAGATACCAAAGTCCCCAAGGTCTGTTGTCTCCGTCGCAGTACGAGCAACCTTGATGGAATGGGCAGCAACTCTTGAATCCTGATCTTTCATGCCCTGGGCAACACCTGAACCAACACCGGTACCATCCACGTTGGCATATTGGATATCACCACATTTCAAATAATAAGCGGCACCTATTCTGGCTGTAACGGTAGTATCCACACCTTCCCATTTTTTCAAAGGAGGAATAAACCCGCCATACCGCCTTGCTGCAACATTTTTATCCAACCCTTGTTCAGCAACATCAATGCCCATGATACCCATGGTCCCGGTCGGGGGTTTTTCCCCATGGACAGCAACATATTGATCATATCGAAACCTGGCCCGGTTCACCCATTCCTCAGATATCAGCTGTGATTCTGATTGTGCAGGGTACCGGCCAAGGACCATATAAGAGAAAGCAGGCTGAATTATTTTATAAATACCGGCCTGCAATGGTTGATATGGTGAATTATCGCTGGTCCTGCAAGCAATGGCACCCACCAGGAAATCAGGAAGAGTAAAACAGGAATATTCTGAATAAGTTTCATCATCCATTAACGGCCGGCACCATTCATTGATTCTCCTGACCGTCACCTCCCTGGACACCGCACCTTTGATAACAGCCTCACCCGAAATAACATTAGGATGAGTGAAAGCAGTTAGGGGAACAACATTGGCCGTTTTGTCACTTTCCATTCTGTGTGGGGTTCCGGCTGCTGCCCTGGGGTTGAACATAATCAATAATCTGACATGGCCACCCGTCATACATGATTCGGTACCGGCATAAACCTCATCAGGAATTGCGTCACCCTCGTCAAAGATAAAGAGCATGTACGGTGCATGTTTCCCGGAGAACTTGGCCTCACGTTCTTTAGATGTCCCGGACGATGGGATAGCAACACCCTTGATGAACTCAAGAGGATTGCGCTTGATGGAAAGATTTTTACAGGTATCCCCAGCAAAGATCCCCGGGAATTTAGCGGTCAAGCTGCCGATCTCTCCCCAAAGAAGTGTTTCAAGGTTGTCTTTGGGTGGGGCGGCTGCCGTATATACCTGGGCCCCTGGATGACACTTATAAAACCATGTCGCAACCCGGGCGGCTGCATGAGTTTTTCCCGTGGCATTAGCAGACTTGGCAATGGTGATGACATTATCCCGAACTGACTCCATCATAACCTTGACATCATTGGTGTATGACTCTTCAAAGGTGTTTTCACAAAACCCAATCGGATCAGCCTGATATCCCAACATTTCATTGTTTACCCGGGGATCCTGCAAACTGGAAAGAATCATATCAGGGGAGAAGGATGATAAGATGGAATCAACAATACTGTTATTTTGAACAGTATCAAGCATCTTTACCCACCTTTTTAGCCATGGCCTTTTCTCTAATTACTTCCCTGACTTCCAATGGCAACATATTCAGGACCTCATTCAAGGCCATCTGCTTACGAGTTGTCTCATCGGTGTCCGGATCATTGAGATTGTATGCCTCGCGTTCAAGCCCGATCCTTTGAGCACGGACACCGGCCAGGTTTTTAAGAGTCGTGGCCTTTTCAGAAACCGTAAGATTGCAATTAGTGGGCGTGACATTGCCCAGGTAAGACGAAAAATGTGTTTTCTGCGGAGTGTTTATCAATTCCTGAAGCAAAACGGCCTCATGCGCCAATAATTCATTTATTTCTTTACGATGTTTAATGACGATATTAGAACCGGCTTCGGCAGCGTTCTCTATAATATCGTTATCAGAAAAACCCGGTTGGTCACAACCTGTGACTGAGTTTGTGACCAATTTCTCTTTAACCCGGGCCAGAACCTTCTTAGCCAGGTTCCGCGTCCATTTCCCAGCCTTGGCTTTCTTTATAATTGCCGTGTGGTGAACAGTTTTTTTCCAAACCTGTGAATTGATGTGATCAGCTTCATACTGAGCACAAATATCATTGAGCGATAAAGAACCGGCACGATATAAAGGTTCAACGGAATCCCAATCAATAAATTTTCTTTTTGCTGTTGTTTTTTTCTTGACGGTCAAAACAATTATTCCTTTATGGGTTCCCTTTTAGAATAGAAATCCCATAAAAAAACAATTTAATCAAATTAGGATTTAAAAATATCTCTCATATCAACCTTTTTTATCTGATTTTTTAAAAAGTTTCTTAATCAACACACAACCCTGAAGCAGGCCAACCCCAATTGAAACAAAAACTAAAATTGTAGCCGGGTCAGGAAGATAAGCTATAATCAGACCGACCGCCGAAACAAACCAACCACTATTTTCATTCATGATCGTTTATCCCATCTGGCTTTCCCTGGCCTTACGTCAAGGTGTGTAAAATCGTCATAACGACCTATACCATACGAATCAGGGTATTCACTCTCAAGATAGTCTGCAACCTCATCAGGGGGCACCTGGACCCATATACATTTCCTTTGCACATATCTTTCCACGATGAAATCATCTGCTTTACCGGTCATATGCCAGGAATGAGAAGAGAATGGGATATAATCCGGGTTGTTCTCATGCTGAACTTTTTCATTATATGCCCGGCATCTGCAACCACTGGTAGGTGTTACCCTCGCCCTGCTATATTTCTCAGTAAAATGAGCCCTCATGTCCTCCTGGACCCGTATAAGCTCCCCATCAACGGTATCTTGTCCACAACCACACCGGCAAGCAAACTCTGATCTCCAAAAATGTTTTGATAATTGTCCTTGTTTCATAAAAAAAGCCTTCCCTTTTTGGTTTCCATATGGGAAGGCTATAATAAAATCTTATAATTTTAACAAGTTTTTATGTTATTTTTCCATCTGATCCTTATACAAATTCAATGCAGCCTCTACGATATCTACCTGTTTCTTTTTCTTTTTTTCTGAATAATTTAGCAACCAATCCTTTAATTCCGGATCTATTCTAACATTGAGAACTTTTTTTGGGTTTGGTTTCCGGTACCCCGTTTTTCTACCTGCCCCTTCTCTTTTGCCGCCTATTGCCATCTATTCCCCTTCCATCATTAATTCATCAAATCCAGCGGCACAAATGCCTGTCAACTGATAAAAAAGTTTGTATGTTTGGTAATATGTCCAACCACATCGGTATTGTAATTGCTCTGCAATCTTAACGGCCATCTTTGCATCCTGTTTTGCTACGGCTATATTAACGGCTTCATAGATTTTCATATCATATTCCCCGTTAAAAAGTAAATGCAATCAGTGTCACAACAGTACCGGCCAAAATCCCAGCAATGAGGGCTAAGGCCATTTCCATGGCGTTTGCAACATCATTTTTTACGGCATCCTCTTTCTTTTTGTTTTCTTCCCGGTATTGATTCCAGTACCCGCTTGATATACTCTTGTCCATGGTAAATTCCTTTCTCAGCTTTGGGGGTTTATTGTGTTGCCCTGGGGGAAGGTTGCCGCCTCCCCCTGGGGCTTTTCATTTCCTGGAGTTAAACGTCATATCCCCATGTTTGATCGATGATGATGTAGTTTTTACGGCGGTTGACATAGGCATGGTCTTTGAAAAACCTGCCCACGCCGCCAGAATGTGTCCCTATGTTTAATTTATCAAGGATTTCATCATTGGTCAGGTGGGAGAGCCCTTCTGATTTGTATATCCAATAATTAACCCCACCATCCATGTCATCTTTGCTGTAATGCCGGGTGTGGGTCTTGACCAGGACCGGGGCTTTGATTTTAAAGGCATCGTTAAGGGCCGAGATTAACCATGGGTCAGTGGGGGCCTCACCTTCAAAATCCCGGAAGGAATCATACATAGAACAGTTATATTCTTCGGAATATCGATTTATTTCTTCTATGGCTGCATCAAAAATGCTTTGCCGGGGGAAATTTTTTAAAGCTGCTCTTGCTTGTGCGATACGTTCTTCCATTGTTAAGCCTCCATTTCTTTAATGATTTCTTTGATAAGATCAGTCATTTTTAATATTCATCCCCCTCAATCGTTCCCCTTGCGATTACTTCACCCTCGTCATCATATGCGACAGAGGTCCAGCAATTGGCATCTTCCCGGGTGGTGACAACCTCGAACACATCCCAATTTTCCTCTTCCAAAAGGGTTTCAATCCATTCTTCAATAGTGGTTATGGCGGCGTCATCATCATCTTCCGTTATCCATTTTTCAGTGTAAGTGTCTCCGTATTCTAATTCCAGTTCACATTCATAATTGACGGTCTTGACAGTGATATCCATGTTGATTTCCTCCATTGAGACTGCTGCTGCTTCGATCATTTCTGTTACTGTCATTTTCTTAGACTCCTAAGCTATTGATTAAATATTTTCTGGTATAAATTCTTGCCTTGTGTTCATTTCGGGGAAGATCTGCCATTGCTTCTTGGGCATCTTCTTTATATTCCCATCCGGATTGAACACGACCATTCTGGACAACAAAATGGGTGTAATGCTCATTGTCATAAACCAGGGAATGATTGTCCTGGCGAATAGTGTCATTATTAACGTGGATGGAACTACAAGAAAAAACCGTTTTAGGATACTTGACCATAATCTTTTTTATCTGCTGGTGGGGGCTTACATCTGCATCAAACCATTCCTTGTAGCACATCATTTTCCCTGCTGGCAGCGTGATGGTATCCCCTTCCTTCAAAGTGGTTGTAACCTGGTATTTATCATACAGGGCCGTGTGAAATTCATCTATGATACTTTCGGCGGTGTATCCACAAGAGTCCGGGGATACATATTCCTTAGTGTCGATCGGTTTATCATCCCAAGCCGTGTCCTCTCTCCATTTAATTGTTTCTGGATCAGCCTTCAATCCTTCGATTACCCACATTCTGCCGTCTTTGTTTTCTTTGAGCGTGTAATCTGTCATTTTTTTTAAGCCTCCTTGATTTTAGGTTTTTTCCTTTAGTATGAAGGCTTTCAGATTATATGTCAATACATTTAATCAATTTTATTTAAAACTCTTATCAATGAGGCTCTTGGTATATTAATTACTTGACTCTTGATCCGGTAAAAGTTGCCCACACTTAGAACACCTTTTGGGTTCCGGTGGTGGCTCTTTTCTTAGTTCTGATATGTAAACTTCTGGTACAGCCCCATTGTCTGACCGAACCGTAACAAAGGGGCTACCAAGCTCTTTTGGTTCAAATTCAGCATAACAATACCACCCAACCCTTTTCCTATCTGGATGCCAAAGAACATCCCCATAAAACACTGGAGTTCCACTATCCAAAGTAAATAAAAATTTTGCCATTTTAGTGTCCTTCAAAATCAACTTTATACATTATATAATATCATCGAAAACAATCGGTACCCGGGCCTGAAGCTCTGCAAGCAAAGGTTTCATTAATGCGCTCATCTGAGGATGGGCAGCTTTAGAACATCGAAGGGAAAAGATGTGCCGCCATTCCCTGATATTGGCTTTCCAGACGATTTCAGTTTTAAGGGAATTTGGGAGAACTTCCCTGGCTTGTTCCGGACGCCAACCACTATCTAAAAGGCGCTTATACATGATCTCAGAATTCAAGCATGCATCCATCCAAGTATATTCAGTGTCGGTGTACTTTATTGATTTTAGTTTTTTAAAAGAAGCACCGACTACGTCTTTGTCGCACCAGACAGGACGAATAAATTCCATTTCACCGTCATACTTTACATACCGGGTGGATTCCTGGGCAAAAGAAGATAGTCTGTGCCGTACAATCTCATGGGTCACACCACGATTTGTAACGAACTTGACAATTATATTACCAAATTCAATCATGGCGTGGTGGCCTCTCTTAATCAGCATTTCAACAAATTTTTCAGCGCTATCCGGTGTTATTTTGTCCTCTGATTTGTAGCAAGTCCGCCCTGCCCGTTCCATCATCAGAAGGATATTTTCCGGCAGGGATAAAATTTCATGTGACTGTTCGATAATTTTCATTTTTTTCTCCATATATTATAAATTGTTGACATTGAGCAATTAGCTTTAATAGAAGCTTCACGAGCTGTTATTTTACCTTTACATTTTTTTATTTTCTTGATGGTTTCAACATTATTTAAAATTTTATTTTTGTTATTCCCGCCACCTGGCCTTCTTGCCCATCCCCATCTTTCCATCCAAAAACAGATAGGTGGTGGAGTCTTGTCAAGCAGGTCACTAATTTCTATCAAATTGCGGTCATGGGTATAATAATGGTCATAAACAAGTTCAGAGACATATTTATATCCATGAGATTCTACTGCCACATAAAGGTCGTCTTTGTAAGTAAATTGGACCATGGCATCCAGGGCTTTGAAATCTGGTTTTTTCTTTTCCTTTTTTTTTGCCGGCATTATAGTTTTCCTTGTCGTTTTTTAATTTTGGTTCCTTTCATCCCAGACCGACTATCAAGCATTCGTCTATGCATAAAGACAGGCCTGGGCACCATTGACTTATATGTTTGTTTTTTCGGTACTGGTTGGTAATAAGACTGGAAGGTATCCCAGACAATGGGTTCCCTATCTATAAATTCAAACGGTTGGACTTCAATCTGATTATGAATTTTTTTCCATTCGTTGGTTTCATCATCAACGATCATGATAGGGACTAATGCATCTGCGAAAATTTCAGAAATACGACTGGACATAGGGATCATCGTAATAATTATAAACGCACCCTTAACCTTATTTGGTTTCATAACAACGTTCCCGATAATTAAAATTTATTTCCATTTATGTTTCCTTTTTGGGTAATAATTGAGCAAAAAAAAGGCATACCATTAACTTTTAACGGACCCCAAAACCCAAAATAAATTCTGTTATGTTTCCCTTTTTATGGGTATACCATTGATCCTTAGGACAACGATTCATTTCATAACAATTTTTTTTTGAAATTAAGCAAATATAATTTTTTGCATGCACACAATTGCGACCATGAGCACAGGTTTTTATCGTCATTTTTTTGGTTTCATCTATTTTGGTTTCATCTATTTTGGCATTTTCAGGTTTTGATTTTATTTTATTTTTTTTCTTAGGTGGTAATGATTTTTGCACAAATCGTTTTTCATCAGCTTGTTTTTCAAACCAATCACGTAAATTAATTCCTTTTTCATATGCTTCCCCAGGGTCTTTACCTGCAGGAACTGGACAGGTTATAGTTCCAGGATATTGAATTTTCCACCATTTCACCTCTTCCCGACCTGCATCATCATTATCAAGACATAAAAGAGGTTGATTTTTAGACAGTTCTTCATGTGTTTGGACATCTGGCCGGGCGGTTGAGTTCCCAATGGCCTTAACATCACTTAAATCGCCAAATTCTTGCCAGGAAAGCCATCCATCAAGTTCCGCTTCAACAAGAAAAATACTTTTAAAAGGATTACTCTTGGAAGGATATGAAAAATATTCTGTGGAAGACCCGGCTAATAAAATATATTGATCATCATTAACAGGCTTATCTTGTCGCACACGGATTCTGGTTATTTTACCATTCAAGAAAAAAGGAATAAGAAATCCCCTGGGCACCCATATAGTCTTTGAGTATCCAGCTTTATTTAAAGATCGTTCTAAGCCCCATGTTTCCCGGTCAAACTTACGAGTGTTGTTATTCCATCCGATACGAGCCTTTTTGATTGTCTCAATTGTAAGCCCTCTTGAATAAAGGTATTCCCGGTGTGGTTTTCCCATGGGAGACATCAGATATTTAAACGCCTGGAAAGTAACTGTTTCTGCATTTTCCTGCCATACTTGTGGAGGTGATTTAACTTCACGGGGATTCCAGTTTTCTTTCTTTGCAAACTTTTCTTCAAGAAATGTTTTTTTAAATTCAGGCGTCCTGTCAGCTTTTAAACAGGCCTCATGGTATGACAATCCATCAAAATCACGATAAAATTGAATAATATCCCCTGCTTTTTTACATCGGCGGCAAACATAGTGATCTTTTTCAGGAAGAATCGAAAAACGATCATTTCCACCACACCATGGACAAGGGCCTTTATATTCCCCACCACCTGTTGACGCCGCTTTTTTATAAACATGTCCAATGTTTTCAATTGCTTGCAAAATATCCATATTTCATATTTCCCTATTCTGGTGAGTTTTTGAAAAAATCAAAAACTCACCAGAAATGTTATTGATATTATTAACAAAACCTGTTTTCTGGTGGGTTTTTAAAAAAAAATCTAATAATAGGCTTTCCTGCGCGGGTGTGCGCGCGTGATGTGCGCGCGTACGATGTATCTGTATATAATTATTAAAAACACACCAAGATTTTAATATATATAATAATATTAAATAGTTATAATATAAGTCTGGTGAGTTTTTGAATGATTCTGGTGAGTTTTTGAATGATTCTGGTGAGTTTTTGATCAATTCTGGTGAGTTTTTGGATGATTCTGGTGAGTTTTTCATTTTAAAAAGCATCTCCTGGATTAATGGTAAGAATAATGCCTTTGTAATAATAACATCCAAGATAAGGAGATGGCGGTTCAATTTTTTTTAGAATAGCTTCTTTAAAATGTTTTTGATTTAGATGATTAAAACCAGATTCTTTACACCAACTTTTATAAACAAAATATAATTCTTTAGGTTTTGTCCGTAGGGATGTATTTCCCTTTTCGATGAAACAACATTCTTCAAAAAAATAACCTATTATATCCTCTTCTTCACGATATTTATGTTTAGCGGCAAGTAACGACTCTGGTATGTTCAATCTGTCTTTTATCCATAACGATGTTCCCTGAACCAACCATTTTAAAATACCCGGTGCTTCTTTTTTCAACTCTTCCCCAAGTTTTGGATTTTTAAGGCGTTGCCATGGCTTTAACGGATCAGGTTTATCAACGAATGACAAACTGAAAGGGATCAGGATAACACGATCCCAAAAGGCATCATCATCAGCATCGACCTTGGGCAAAGGATTGACAACAGTGATAATGGTATGCGTAGGAGGGAAATCTGTTTCTTTTCGGTCAAAAGGGTTTCTGGCAGAAATTGTATCCCCTCCGGATAAACCCTTAACAATTGCTGTGTCAAGATGGTCTTTTTTGTTGGCCTCACTGGTCCAGACAATCCTGGCTCCTCTGAACTTCATTAAGGTGGCATTCGGACCAGTACCGGTTGACTTGATCCCTTGCATAACCAATTGTGTTGGGGCTCTGTAAGCCATAAGGCCGAGAATAATTTTTAAGGTTTCAAGAATAGTGCCTTTCCCATTCCTGCCATGTTCACCCCAAAAAATAGGATAGATGTGTTCTTCTCTAAGCCCGGTGATGGCATACCCCAAAAGTCTTTGCATAAAATCAACCATCTCTTGATCACCTTCAAAAATTTCCAATAAAAAGCGTTCCCAGGCCGGACAAGTAGCATTCTCATCCCATGCAATTGGGGATACAGTTTTGATATAATCTTCAGGCCTGCCATCCCTAAATTGTCCTTTTTCCAAATCAATCACTCCATTCCGGCAACCTATTAACCAGGGATTTAAATCCCAACCATCACCAACATACCCAAGGGAATTCACTCCCATGGATGCCAATTTTAGAATACTGGATTTCCGTTTCAGAGTCTGAAGCTGTTTTTCTCTTTCCTTGAGTATTTTGATTCGTGATTTGCAATATTTTATTTCTGTATCCCTTTCTTCAGCTGATAATTTTTTATTGTTTTCAGCTTTTTTAATTTTCCAAATTTCTCGCTGATGCTGTTCATAATATACACCAACCACCTCTCGAACTAATTTGAATACCTCTTTTTGTTCATCCTCTCGCCAATGATGGTCATTCCAATAATACCAGGCAGCAAGCGGGTTCACCCGTTGGTCATAAAGCCGATGCCCCTGGAATAGTTTAATAAATAAAGCGGCATCACCATCTTCATTTTCGTCCAGGGCTTGATATATTATTTTTTCAGGAAAGCGGCCTTCTGGAATTTCTTTGTCAACAGAAGAGACCTCTTTTGAAAGGCCTTGCTCTTGTAATTGCTCTTTTGCGGCCTTATTGAGTTCTTTGGCTGATATGCCTTTTTCCTTCTTTTCTGGTTTGTTCATATTTTACAAAACTCCATCTTACCGCCCCTTTGACGGTCATCCCAAAAACGATTCAAGGTCAAAAATATGTGTTTTTCTGTAAAACTCCGATTTGGGCATGGCCATGGCTTAAATCCATACCGTTGAGAAAAAGCCAAAATACTTCGATACACAGTTTTTGGTAGCATCTGTGATAAAGGGGGTGGGTCTTGAAATATTGTTTGAAAATCCGCTTCTATGACTAACTCGGCATGGTCAAATTTTGACATTCGCTGTATCTCACATTCAAAGCGTTCTCTGCCCCGGCCAAATGATTGAAAGAGGTCAGGCAAAGATTTCCGTTCGATGCAAATTGAATGTGAATCGTCTGGAGTTGACATGCCTTCAATAGAATAATCCCCGGTTTTCAAGGTGGCGAACTCATATTGCAGATTAGGGAAATCCGGATCCCCCACTTTGTCAAATAAGACAGGTAGTTGTTCCCGGGTGTCGATTAATATTAGTGGGTATTTCATATTGGTAAAATCTATGTCCTCTATTATAGTATCAGTTCTCTACACAGGGCCTCAGCAACCCTACCCGGGACCGCATTACCTATCTGCTTAACAATCTCACCCTTGTTGCCGGCAAACTGATAATCCATAGGGAATGATTGTGCTGCAGCAAGTTCATGGGGCTGTAGCATCCGCAACCGGATATCAAGCCATATGCTTTTTTTAAATATTTCAATCAGGCCATACCGGTCTCTTGTGGTGACGGTCCCTATGGGCTTATCTACGGACTGAGCTTTGCTCTGACCAAAATATTTAATCAGGTGAGCATGGACCAAGGCATGGCTTTGCTGAGTTATGACTGTGGGAGCTGGCTTGTCCAGGGAACGAACATAACTTTCCCCGGCTGATTTGTGATCGATGCCGACCAGAAATGAAGGCTCAACCAACATTTCGGCCCCGGTGGTTGTCAGCGTGGACAAGGGCTTCTCAATAGATTTTACTCGTAGCTGGCCCGCCCCACCTTGTTGCTGAGGCAGGATGAAGGGTTGGACAAGGGCCTTGCCAGGGCGGGTCGTCAAAGTGGGAAAGGGTCTTTCCAATGACCGGACCCTTTGGGGCCCTGTGTGAGTATAATTTTGATCAATCAAAAATGGCTGGCAGAGATACATATTCTGTTTTGTGGTCAAGGTAGGCATAGGGAAATTAATGTCCCGTGACATGCTCTTTCCCTTCATGATCGTAAGGAATGGACTACATAAACCTATGTGTTGCCCATTGGCCGTGATAGTGGGGACCGGGTTATTCAGGGACACCCCTTTACTGGTACCAAAAAATTTCACAAGGAAATCCTCACCACCAAATTTTTTTAAACCATATTCAATCCGGGCCAGGGTCTTGACTGCCAATGGTTTTTTTCGGGTAAAAATAGATTGCCCCTCGAGGGACCAGTCAATAATATTTTTAGCTGGCACCCATGGCTTAATTACTTTCCCTCCATAACCATTATATCCTTTTTCGGCATGAGTGGCACTCGGCCAGCTGATCCGCTTATTTCCTCGCTTGGCAATGAGAAAAAACCGCTTACGACAAGTGGGGTCACCATAATCCGCAGCATTTAGCACCCGGAACTCCACCCTGTACCCAAGAGACTCAAGAGCAAAAATAAAAGCTTTAAAAGTTTGCCCTTTTTTGGATTTCATGGGCTTGCCGTTTGCCCCAAGAGGCCCCCATGATTGAAATTCTGGAACATTTTCAATCAAGATTCTATCAATATATAGAGCCTCAGCCCAACGCACCACCTCCCATGCACCGGCCCTGGATTGATCAGAACAAGGGGTACCCCCGCGGGCATTGCTATAATGGGTACACTCAGGGCTTGCCACAAGTAATTTGATCCTGCCTCCCGGAAAAACTTTCCGGGGATTTAAATTATTAATACCTTCACAAAGGTGCCGGACCTGGGGATGGTTTTTGGTATGGGTTTCAATTGCTTTGTCCCAATGGTTTATGGCTGTGAGTTCTACTTTTTTTCCCAAGGATTTAGCAGCCCGAATCAAGCCGGTACTTGTTCCGCCTGCACCACAATAAAAATCTGCAACTTGAATTATTTCTGTCATATTCCATACTCCAATTGCCTGCGTTCCTGTTGAATTTGGGCTAAAAAACCGGTTAATTTTGTATGACGATCATTGGGTTTCCGGTTTCGAATGGCCTTGGTAATGGTATTGAAAGCCCCAACTGTAATAACAATTTCTTTGCCTCTGGATATGGCCGTGTAAATCCAACTATTAGAAAGGAACATATTAAATTGTTTGTGTACGGGAATTATAATTACTGGAGCCTCACTGCCCTGGAACCTATGACATGTAATGCAATAGGCATGGAGTAAATGTTTGTCTTTTTTCGGGATAACGACTTGCCGGTCCGGGTCAATGAAGGTAACAATCAAATCCTTGGGCTTTATCTCATTAACAAAACCAATGTCACCATTGACAATGTATTCCTCACCACCGTTGCCATCTGCCCCGGCATATTCGGTGTTTTTAGTGTTGATAACCTTGTCACCCACCCGTAAAGGATAGTCACCGGCATCCCAAGCTTTTGGATTTAGTCTATCCCGCAACTGCTCATTGATGCTTTTACAAGACAACAGACCCTTTTCGTTGACCGGACTGATAACCTGGACATCATTGATAGGATCATATCCCCGAAGCGGCATCCGATCACAAAAGATTGCTTCAATTCCTGCCAAGGTTTTTTCAGGTGTCCCACATTCGACATGAATTAGATTGACCGGGGATTCAGCTTCTAAATCCAGAATGGTGGGAGGCGAATAAAGAATCCCCTGTTTAATTTTATGACAGGCAGAAACAATGGTCCCGGAGTTCCTTTGGACAATATCAAGCTCAGTATGGGGTATGATTTTGGATGCAAGCAAGTCACGAAGTACGGCCCCTGGTCCCACACTTGGTAATTGATCCTGATCTCCAATAAACAATACTTTTGTTTTTCTGGGATCAACGGCTTCCATAACCCGGCACATTAAATCATTGGTAATCATGGATATTTCATCTATGATAAGCAGATCACAAGGCAAGGGTTTATTTTTGCCATGAATAAATTGGAATTTTCCATTAATATGTTCACACCCAAGTAATGCATGGATGGTAGAGGCATAATGTTTTGTGGCATCCATCATCCGCTTTGCCGCTTTCCCCGTAGGAGCTGCTTGGGCGATATGTAATTTTTCAGTTTGTGCCCATTGGATAATTTTTAAAGTTGTGGTTGTTTTCCCGGTCCCGGGACCCCCGGTCAGAATGGAAATTGAATATTTTTTAACCATATCAATCGCGGCTTCCTGCTGAATGGTTAGGATAATTTCACTCATTATGATGCAATCCTTTCTAATGATATAAGCATTTTGGCTATTGCCAGTTCATCTTTGGCCATGTTGAAAAAAGCGATGTCCCCGTCAATATCAATCAATGTTTCATCTTCAAGCAATGCTTCTAACCCTTCCCCCAGGTTCTTTATTTGAATAAGCTCATAGACTTTTTCGATAAGGCGTTCTTTTTGGATCCAGACGTTTCCATCTTGATTCACACCTTTCATTGCATGAATGGTGGCTGCTTTTTTCCGTTCAAGGCTGTCGCGGGGAATTTCGACGCTGAGGATGGCTATCTTATCAGCCAAGGCAAAGCCGATGCCATGGAATTGAACCAGCATATAGGGATTTTCAAGAACCCGGTCAGCAGCTTCATGTTTATATGCTGTTAATAAATCCGGTATAAGAGATTTCCGCATACCCGGGATATTGAGAAGTGATTCAAGTTTGATCATCACATCCTCATATTCAGCATGTTTGATAAGTTCTGCCTGTATATCCAGGGCACGTTCAATTGTTATTCCATGAATGTTTTCAGAAAAGCGTTCCGGTTCTTCTTTCATAATTCGCAAGGCATCTTCTCCGAAACTATCCAATATCTGGTTACCAATGGCAGGTCCGACAAATTTACAGATTCGGACCAGGTAATTAAAAATTCCCTTGGCATCGGTCGGCTCAACTGTTCGGTATATGTCAAACTTGAATTGTTTGCCAAACTTTGCGTTATCCTGCCATTCACCGGTAAGAACATATTCCAGGCCTTCCTGGGCATTAGGCAAAGTACCTAATGTGCTAAAAGGTCCAATCGGCCCGTCAAATGCAGCAATGATAAAATGGGTTTCGTTATTTGAAAAAATAATGCGGGATAATCGGCCTGATACTTCTTGTCTTACTGTCATTTATAAAGCCTCCAGCATAACCTGAACCTCATAATCGTAGTAATCCAGTGAAATGGGGATAAAATTAGTTGGTGTTATATGGATAAGGGCTCTACGGTATCCTGAAACAGAAGGGAAATAACCCTCAAGATCCATAATGTATTGGTAAGTTGATAATTGCAGGGTATATTTTGATATATCGGAAGTCTGAAGGTGATCAATAGGGGATAGACATTTTTCTTGTTGAAAACCTTCTCTTTTAATTTCTTTGTTTTGTTTCCAATCAAAAATAAGTATTTCATTGGTGGCCGGGTCATACATAACCAGATCGACCATACCGGACAAACCAAGAATCGGGGAAAATACAACCATTTCGGCTGCAATAAAGATAAATCGTTTTAGGAGACCTGTAACAGCCCGGTCAACCTGAAAAAAGAGTTTAATACATCGTTCTGAAATTGGGGCGGGGATTTGGGATTGCGGCCAGTCGGAAATTTTACTTTCTGCATATAGGTGGGTATTGTCCCCCTCCCCGCTGCCCCGGTCTCCCTCTGCTTTCCATTCCGCTCTGATTTCTTTGGGGTCTCTTCCTGCGTATTTGGGATTCTTCCCTTTGGAACAACGGACAGCCACGGCTTCAGCGTCAAATTTTGGGAAAAATTGCCCCACGAAAGAAGTCCCGGAGAGGAACTGCACACCACGATTATCAATATAAGTGTGCGGTTCCTCCCGGAACGTAATGAAGGCTTTCCCATTAGGGTGATATGCCTTCTTATCAGCCATTAGATTCCTGAAAAATCATTTGTGTTGGCAGGTGCATTAGCGCCCGGACTTACATTGGTATTGCTCACGGGAAAATCATATCCGGCCCAACCCACACGGACACTTTTTTGAATTTCTCCTAATTTATCTTTCCATACATTCCATTCTGTTGTGATAACAGCCGTATGTCCAGGAGCATTGGCCCAAATTGCACCACCGATATTCGTATCGTTTGTTGTAATGAGGCCCAGGCGTTTGGCAACAAAAAGTCGACGTTTTTTTGTTGCTTTTTTCTCTTTTGGATGGAAAAGGAAAATCTCATCCGTAATGAATTGCCCAAGGAACAAAGCTTCAATTTCTGTTTGTTGGGCAGGCAAGATATCCTGTACTTTTTTGACAATTTCACCATCACGTTTGATCGGATTTCCCTTTCCATCCATAATGGGTTGCTCAACTTTGTAAATGGCCTTAATACGCATTCTCAACTTTGCGACCATGCAACTATAATCACTAAGAGTTTTTTCAATGGGGGTGCATTCAAACACTTCACACAACATTACACCAACCGGCATCCGAGTCTCAATATCATTGGATTGAAGATGGTCCGTTTTTGTAATATTTTCATCAACGTCTACCTGATCCCATGTGTATTCTTCTGTCATTTTAAAGCTCCTTAATTGTTGTTTTTACCATTTTTGTTGTTTATTTAGGTTCCCATTTGGGAAAATCAACTATAAAAAAAATCAAATAAAAAAGATATTAAAAAGGGATTGGTTCAATGCGGTCAGCTTCGGGCAAAGGCTTGTTAAGCATTGAAATAAAGGCGTTTCCCTGATTAAAAGAAAATTTTGTTGCACTGTCAAATGGTTCTCCATTTTGATCCAAAAAAAACATAACATGATTCAACCAATTTTCTGGACGTAATTTTCCAATGGATTCAAGTTTTGTTTTCAATTTAACTATGATTACAAGTTGTTCATCCTGAATCTTGCCGGATTCCGTATCAAACTTTCGAAAGTCTTCTATGGATTTTGGATCTTCGACCTCTTGATTGTCGGTATCCTGATTTGATTCAGTTTGTGGGGACGTTTCTTCCTGAATATTTTCTGTTTCACCTCCTTTATTTTTGGGTTCTTCTTTTGTTTTTACAGAAGTCTCTTTGGTGCCGATCATGCTCTCAGCTAAGGCAATCAATTCTGGTATATCTAAAGTTCGATTAATAGGTATTGGATTAAAAAACTTTGTCATGACATCAGCAACCTGCTTTTGCTCTGTCATTGCGGTAATTTCAGCCAAAAAAGGATGTTGCTCTGTTTTTTTTCCCTCAATGACTGGAGCGTTTTCGAAAAGAACAAAATCTCCTTCCAAAAGAAGTTTAATTCGATCAAGATAATCAAGCTTTTTGGGGACACCTGGGCCGGGGAAAGTGATTTCCGGGTGTTCTTTTTCGAACCAAATTGCCAGATAATCTTTCGTAATTCGTTTTGCCAACTTGAATGCCTCGGTGCGGTCATCTTCGGCAAGGGCCACCATAAAACGATTATAAAGCTTGGCATACTGTGTTTTCTCTTCAAGCAAACGGCCATCCAGGTTAATTATGGGCTTATTTTTAGGCAATTCTTTTTCCGGCAATTCTTTTTCCGGCAATTCTTTTTCCGGCTGAAGGTCTTTACTATCCTGTTCAGGGCTCTGGTTTTTTTCCTGCCCTGCCCTTTGCTTTTCTTCCTGTTTAACTGGTTCCAATTCAGTTTTGAATTCTGCTTTGTTGTCCTGGTCAGCCTCTTCTGTTGAATCTGGATAGAACTCTTCTACAAAATCCTTTTCCTCTTCTGAACCAGGACTTATAACAAGTCCATCATCTTTCTGAGGCATGGTTAAAAGATAGTCTTTTTCCTTCATGGCCAATTCACGAACACTGTCTCGAAGGTCCTCCATGGTTCCCCGAAAACACACAGAGACAATATAAACAATCCCCTTTTCAGTATGCTTGGCTGTAAGAGTCAACATCAAGGGCAACCCGGCAATTCTGCCTTTGGTAGCGACTTTAATCAGTTCTATTCCGCCCCAGATCCCCCGTACAGAATTGATGCCGGTGGTTCTGAATGTATGGGCTTGCCCAAAAAGACCGGCCTCGTCAATCATGCACACAAGGCGACCATTTGGTTTGCATCTATTTTGACCATCATAATTGGGATCCAACCGACCGCATGGGCAGGGGTGTTCTTTTTTGTAATCATCCAACCGTTTATGAGCAACTTCCCCATCACCATAGCAGCTTAAATGCTTACCAGCATAGCAGGCGTAACGAGTGGGGAAATTCAATTCTACCTCATCATAAAGCAGTCGGATGGGGATACCCACCAAATTGCCCTGTTCATTTACAAGACCGGTCTTGTTTTCTTTAATTCGATCCATAAGTGCAGTATCATGGATATAATTTCCGTTTTTATCTTTTTCAGTGGTGGTCAAAAGGATATAGTCCAGTTTTTGGGGAAGGCGAATATTTTTCCCCTTGCTGGATATTTGTTCTTCTCCTTTTGTCCCGATTTTAATTTTTCCTGCTTCGTTGAGTTGAAGCTGTAAATTCTTAATCATAATTCTTCCTTTAAGTTGTTATTATATTAATTACTTGACTCTTGATCCGGTAAAAGTTGCCCACACTTAGAACACCTTTTGGGTTCCGGTGGTGGCTCTTTTCTTAGTTCTGATATGTAAACTTCTGGTACAGCCCCATTGTCTGACCGAACCGTAACAAAGGGGCTACCAAGCTCTTTTGGTTCAAATTCAGCATAACAATACCACCCAACCCTTTTCCTATCTGGATGCCAAAGAACATCCCCATAAAACACTGGAGTTCCACTATCCAAAGTAAATAAAAATTTTGCCATTTTAGTGTCCTTCAAAATCAACTTTATACATTATCTACCATTCTGTCCGTCAACCGTTCCTTGACAGTCCAAGCAAAATTAATTAACATTGTCATTGCATCCGTTTGGATGTGGTAAGATACGTTTAGGCCCGGGAGATTCTGGCCGAGTCTCCCGGGCCGTTTTTTTAATGTGGTTATTCACAAAAGCCTCTACCTTGGCCCTAAATTTCCGGTAAAAATAATCGTCATAAAAGGCATGCATGGGACTTAAATCATAATCCAAACGGATGTTATTTTTTTTAAAAGAGAACGGGATACTTTCAGCTGGCCCTATGTCTAAAAGGAAATAGAATCGGCCCTCCAGCTCTTTCAGGAAAACCATTTTTACCGGTTTGCCCTGGTGTTGAAATTTTAGGTGTTTATCCACCTGGGACTGCAACATCCGGTCAAAAAAACCAGATGCGTTGGGTACGGTTGTTTCCTCTCCTATATCCTGGGGCGGGTTTATTCGTGTCTCAAAAATCGGGGTCAAAGCTTTTTCAACCGCTGCCCGCATTTCCTCGTCAAGCTCGATTTCCCCATAATTGGTCATGATGGCAGTTGCCGTGGGCAGTTGCTTTGCTATTGCGTATAGATATTCATTCATGGTTTGCCTCCTCTGCGGCCTGGGGCTTTTCAGTTCGTTCGAATTCAACCACCCATACCCATGGATTCGTGGCAAGCCCATAACCACGATCAGCGTTAATGTGGTTCCATAGCCTAAAAAAAGCATCCCGGTATGTATCTGTGCCATCCTCACCGAGCGCAAGAGGGGAGGCGGCAAGCGTGACACCTTCGGCCTTGGCATCCCTTTCGGAAATATCCTGCAACCTTTCCACCCGGACACTGATCACCTTAAGCCAGATCCGGCTGAACTTTTTCGGCAGGAAAAGAGAATTGCGTTTATGGTATCCGAGCATCCCAGATTGATACCGATTAACCCGCTCCGGTTTATTATCGAAAAAACAAATCGGATGATCGTTGTCGGCCCTGTCATGGAACCGCCATTTGCGGCGGCCTGTTTTTGTATATCCCTCTGTAAACCATGTGCCATAGGCATAATGTTCTTCTTTTACCCAAAGAAAATCGCCAGCATACCCGTATGGGGATAATCCATTGTCAGGGTCGGCCACATACTCAGGGGTGAACATCCCGGGACCTAACCATTCCAGTGCGGTTTTCCCCAGAACAACTCTCCTGGTCATTTTTTTAATGTTATCAATGATGGCCTGTACCATTTCTGTTTTATATAAAAGCGAGGTCTCTTCCATGGTGTCTCTATCTCCTCTTAAGTTGATCTTTTAACCGGGCTGAACATCATCGATTTTGAATTCATACCCACACTCAGGACACTCGACATCCATTCCCTTGACCTCATCCCATTTGTTATTGAAAATGGGCACGGCCAGGGTCCCGTCGTCTTCATCTGCAAGGTCAACTGTGCACTCACATTTGGGGCACTCTGTTGTAAACTGCCAAGCGACGTACAGGATTGGTTCGGCTGCAGCCAACCGGTTTTCTTCCTTAAGCTGATCCGCCTCATCTTGCATACGTTCCATTGTTCGCTCAAATGCATCGTCAAGTTCTTCCTTTGTTTCAAACTCTTGAATTGCCATATCCCTACCTCCCGGCCTGTGGTTGATTCTCAAGTTCACGAATCATCTCGGCCCGTTGAACATACTCATCATCATGCAGGCCAGGCACCCAAAAGCGGCACTCAAAACCATCTTGAAATGTTACTTTCACGACCGAATCTTGGCCTACTTCTGGGTCTTCTTGGGTTCTGTCTACTATGCCTAACATCTATTTCCCCTCGGGAGTTTCCCCGGTTGTCTGTTTGGTTAATCCGGTATTAAGTTGAATCTTTAATGACTCTTCTGATTGATTTTTCTGGGGTGGTGCGGTATGGGTTCCTAATCTGTAAATCATGATCAGGAGATTTGTATGGATAAAGTATTTTTCACACTTCTCGGTGTCATAGTCGCGACCTTTCTCAATCATTTCACAGCGACAAAAAGAGATGAAAAACAGAGATTTGATGCTGCCGCAATGAAATTTCGCTCCAAAGTTATTTATAAGCTGGAGGCTGCGCGTTCCTTTGAACCTGGATATAAGTGGCAATTCCATGATTTTAACACTATAGCCAGTTCGATCTACGGCGTAACCGCCGCAGCTGCAGAATTTAGCTACTTTATAGAGAAGGAAAAAACAGAACAGTTTAATGAGGCGGTAGTTACATATTGCAAATTCAGTAAAGATGTTCTCACTAATCATAGCGAAAGAAATAATGCGGAGTACCAAAAAAAATTCAATAATATTGTTGAGCACCTTTTGGATTTTGCAAAAGAGAAGCCTAATAACACATTGTGCAGAGTGCCAGGGCTGCCTCAAAAAATTAAAAAATATCTTTCCTAATCTCATGCGAATAGCTCCATCTGCTGTTGGTTGTCATGGCAGGCTGGATTTAACCACACACATTCAGTTCTAGTGTCTGTACCTCGGCCAGCACTAATACGGGCCGTCATAGAGTGCTTGGTCCAGCTGCTCAATAGGTCATTGTACAGATCACAGTCGTAACCAGACAAAACGACAAAACCTTCCAGCTCGAGTAATTTCGAAAGCAAAAGTTCATGTTCTGAATCTGACATCTCGTGCCGGTAGCACCTGTTCCCCATTACTCTGGTATCGTGGGTGTATGGCGGATCCACATAAAATAGAGTATCAGGCCTATCATGATTTTCAACGATCTGTAGTGCCGGGCGATTTTCGATGAGAACGCCCTGCAGCCGTTGTCCGAACGATGAAATATAGTCTGGATATTTTGCCCAAAGGTGAGCAGCTGTACCGTATTTCCTCGCGCTGTCGATCCTGAAACCGGTTTTCCCTTTTGTCGCGCCAGCAGACCCAAAGCCCATACTTGCCCGGACCAATGTCCGCCTGGCGCGCTCAACTGGATCCGGTGACTCTTCATAGGCAATTTCAAATTCACGCCTTGAATAAGGTGTTAGTATAAGCAAATTTTGAAGGCGGTTTGATTTTTCTGGATCCTGAAGAACGCTGAAAACGTTTGATACATCACTATCAATATCGTTGTATACCTCTGACTCTGATCGTGGCTTTTGCATCAATACACCGGCTGCACCACCAAAAAGCTCTATATAGGTGTGATGAGTTGGGAAAAAATCCATTATCCAACTTGCGATCCGGAATTTTGCACCGTGATATCTCATAACGGGTCTTTTTATCCTCTGTTCAGTCATTGGTTTCCTTGTAAATTAAATTACATATTTAATGTAGTGTGGTTGTTCTACTCGGCACCTTAAATTCCTGCATTTTTTTTAACTGTGGTGCTTCATCTGGATCCGCCAAATCCTCACCCGGGTGTGGTCATCGTTTATTCCAGCAATCCGGCTATTTCAGCCATTAAATAAAGTTGGAAGGTTAAATCACAATCTTCTTCACAATATGTGGCAATGTGTGATTTAAGGCCCATATCCCAATAGTCTTGAACCATTTTACCGTCGATACCGTCTGTTTTTTTCCTTCCAAGGAATTTCTGGGTAAAAAACTCAAGTTTTCCTGGGGCAAAACGATCTTCCCCGGCCAAAACCTGGCGCAAATCCGTATGGTTCCCTTTATTGTACCGTCCCTTGTCAATATTCACCGCAGGCCGGATACCGTATTCCATGCCATGTAACAATATACACCGCAGATCAAAGGGCCTGCCGTTGAATGTGACAAAGTGGTCATACCGGGATAAAATCTCCCAGAATTGCATCAACAGATCTTTTTCCGCTTTGGCCGATTCTTCTTCTAAAAGAATGTTCCCGGGTCCATTTTCATCACACCATCCAGCGCAACAGATCATATTCAGCATGGGAGACATACCCATCTCTCGAAGTTGTTTTGCTTTTTTTTCGGTGATATCTTTCTGAATTTTTTCAGGTGATTTAAGGTTTGCTTTGGCTTTAATTTCAGGAAGGCGGTCCAACATTCCTTTGTTGGCAATTGTTTCCAGATCCAGTGCCAGAACTTTTTTCTTTTTCATATTATACTCCTAACTATTTTTTCTCTGTGGTGGTGGTTTTATAGGGGCAATTACGGCATTCCCAGAAGTAGCGAATAAGACAGGGTGACTCTAACCATTTTTTTAATTTCATCCATTTATTACATTTTGGGCATTGCATTATTTAAGACTCCCTTGTTTAATCCCCGGCAAATGTTATCCTTGCCGGGGATTAATTATAAATCTACCTCTTTGACAATAAGGGTTACGCAATGATGGGGATCTCTTTACTGAGTCTTTTCAGGGCTTCACCCAAGAAGGCGGAAATCTCCTGAATGGCTTCCTGCTTCCAGTCTTCTCCATCAGACTCATACAAAGCGCAAAGGGGTTTTTCATTCTGGAGTTGCATACGGAAAACAAACTGAGAAATCGGTTGATCAATTTCATTGAAAGTCCGGAAAGGCTGGAGGTCAACCAAGTTTTTAATAGGGATTTTATCAATAAGGGAGGATACTCCCTGTTTGGCTGTTATTGTCTGGGAAATACCGTCATCATTGAGTACCGCATTGGCATCAACTTTAATGCTGCTGATAAATTTCAAGGTATGATCACGGTCTTCTGTCTTTTCAAACATACCATTCAGACTGATAATAAAATCCTCAACACTCATTTTATTTCCAAAATGGAACTGACAGGGCCGGGATGATGCAATAATGATGGGTATTCGTTGGTTGAAATCGCCGGTTTTGGCCTGATAAAGAATAACTTTATTAAAGTCCCGCACATGGATAAACATATCCTGCCACTCTTCCGGTTTGGATTCAATAAAATCAACGATGCCGTTCAGGTTGTTGATTTCCAGGTGGTCCGGATAATGATCACGGGCTGGGACATAGGACTTATCAAAATAAATTTTTCCATCGACATCAATTTGTTCAGGTTTTTTCAAATTCATGATGTAGGTAAGCGCTTCTTTAAGCATTGTTTGTTCCTCCTTTCTTTATGGGGGTTATGTTTCCAAAATCTTCGGGAAAAAGGGTTGGCTGCACAACTTCAGACATTTCCTGATTACCAGCGTTATCTTCTCCGAAATAAACCTGAGTCATGTGTTCTGATACCGGAGCCAGCTTAGAGGTCGCCTGGATTGTGACTGCTCCCGCCGATCTGTCATCAGATGGTTTGATTTTGATCTTTACATTAATTTCACGGCAAACCTTCAGACTGGTATTTGGGTCTTTGATGTTCTCAAGAACCTTTACCAATTCGAGGTTTGCCCTTTCGATGGCTGCACCATTTGAAAGATTTTCAAATTTCACGATCTGGATGTTTGTCATTTTCAATACCTCTTTTTTTGTAATTTATTACCATTTATGTTACCTTTTTGGGAAAACTAAAATCAAAAAAAACCGAATGAATTGACCATTTATTCAAAGATTATAGATTATTTTTGATAGTATCTTCATGATACTGTTTTTTTGAAAATCTTTTTGGAACCTACTTAGAAACCTTTTTGGGAAAAGCTTTTGTCTAAAAAAATGACAGATTATGTCATCTTTTATTCCCTTTATGTTACCGTCGTGGCGGAACCCATCATGGCTTCGTCATCCTCTGGGAAACTTTTTAAAGGAAAAATATAGAAACAAGGAGGAATTTTCTCTTTTTTAAGTAGTTTCCGAATTCCGAACCCGGGCAATTTCTTGGTCGATAAGATTTTCAACATTAATTCCTAAGTCTGTAGCCACGGCACATTTTTCCCGTAGGCCCTTTGTCTCAAAATATTTAAGACCGTTTGTGTAGGCTTCTTCAACCTCCGTCATATCTATCTTTTCTTTTAGTTGATCCACGGTTATAATTCCTCCAATAATGAAAGCCACCAAAAATTTTTCACTAAGTGGTCGCCTGTATTTTTCGAATTTTTTAATTTCGGTTAACCGGTTTTGCGCTACTCCGGTCTGTTCGGCTATCTCTTTATCTGTCCAGCCTTCTATATTCATGATCCTTAATTTTTTTCCTACACATTCTGTTATTTTTTCTAACAATTTTTTTAATTCGGCTTTTCTCATAATACCTCTCCTTTTTTCTATATTCTAATGTTTTCCCAAAAAACACATTTATTCGGATTACCACAACAAATAAGAAGCTGTCAACTCTTTTCCCAAAAAAATACCCAGAATGGTTCGAAAAAAATAAACTCCTTGACTTTTCCCTTTTGGGAAACTAAAAAGATAAAACAACGAGATTGACATAGTTTTGAGCTTTTTTTGAATTAACCTGCTAATATATAAGGAAATTAGCGCTTGACTTTTCCCAGCGATATTCCCAATACTGCACCATTCAACAACCCATATTTGGGGGGGTATTGCATGAAAGGGAATATCTATTGTGACCAGCGGTGTCGTGAACCAGGGTGTGGAAAGCTGTTAAAATATGTTAGCCGCAAAACACATATGGCTTGTGAAGATCACCCAAGGGAAATATGGGTTGGGGCTTGCCGGGTCCAGCTCGGGAAAAAGCACACCAAACGTTTTAAAACCGTTATACAAGCTGAAGATCACCTTATTGAAATCAATCAACAATATCGAAGAGGCTCCTTTGACGTAAGGGATTGGCAGAAGGCGGCACCATTATCTTTCCTCTTTCTACGAAAAAGCTTTGTAATATCCAAAGAAAAAAAATCAGGGGTGAAACCTAAACAAATCCGGCACATTTCCTATGTATTAGAAACAGCCGGAAAATTTTGGGACAAAAAAAGTATTAAGGATATTGCAGAGGGTGAAATTGAAGATTTTTTTGATTTTGATCATAGAAAAATCCGTACAAAAAAACTGAAAAATGGGAAAATCAAAACGACTGATGATGGACCCGTTGGGAACAATACACTTTCAAAGTGGCGGTCAGTGTTACATGATTTTTGGAAATGGGTTGTTAGGCGGGAGAAGAAAAAAAGCAAGCTTGAAATGCCTGAATTCCCAGATATTAATTTTGAAATGGAAATGAAGAAAGTTGTCAATATGGATGACCAGGCCGCAATTATTGAAGAAGTGCGGCGGATCACATGGGAAAATAATCCAAGAATTTGGTTAGGTATTTGGCTAATGTCATGGTATCCAAAGGTAAGGCCAGGGGAAATGCTTAATCTCTTAGAAGGGCACATAAACCTTGCGGAAAACTGGATAATATTTCCCCATCCAAAGGAAAAAAACAAACCCAAATTTATACATCTACTCCCTGAACATTCCGAGGATATTCAAAAAGTGATCAAAATGGCCCCGGCCGCATTGCCAGAAGTACCTTTTTTTAGGCACCTGAAAACAAAATCAGGTGTCCGGGCCGGTGTAAAATTTGGGCCTAAATACTTCAATATTTGGTGGAAAAAAGCTTGTGAAAATTTGGGGATAGAAGGCGTTACAGTTTATCCAGGTGTAAAGCATTCAACCGTCACCGCCTTAGGCAAAATCATGTCTCCAGAACAGATTCAACATGATGTAACCGGCCATGTGTCAAAAGCATTTAAAAGGTATTTTTTACCGGACGTTAGCCGGGCAAATGTTGCTACCCGGCAGCTTGCTGATATGAGAAAAACCACTGATAGAGTTCTGATAGAGTTTTCAGAACTCAAGAAATCAGCTAACTAACTGATTTTATAGAAATTTATTGGTGGAGGCGGCGGGAGTTGAACCCGCGTCCGAAAACAATCTATCTAGGCTTCTACATACTTATCCTGAGTTTTAAATTGGTCGGCGGGTCTCCTTCAGGATGGATACCTACCGGTATAGCCTGAAAAGTTTAACCGTTAAGGATCAGGCACCCTTAAAAGCGGTCTTGCATAAATGACGCCCTGACCTGAATCTGCAAGAAGGATTTCAGGAGGGCGGAAGCAGCCTTTATGCCGCTACAGCGTAATTATAATCATCTGCGATTATTTTAAGATTCTGCCAAGTTTACGAGCTGACAAAAGACTCGGTATGCTACCTTAGACTTCAAAATTTCCGTCGAAGCCATTTCGCCCCCAAATTGTAAAAGAACATTTACTATTTTATAATATAAGGATTTTAGGTAAAAAAGTCAATACAGATTACTTGCAAGAATATTTTTTTCGATCCCTGTCCATGTCCCGATCTACATCTTTTTGTTTGATGGTTTCTCTTTTATCATAAAGTTTTTTACCCTTACCAAGCCCGAGCAATACCTTAATTTTATCATTTTTAAAATAGATTTTCAAAGGGACCAGGGAATATCCTTTTTCCTTCATCCGGGCAAATAATTTTTTAATTTCATATCGATGGAGCAGAAGCTTGCGGGTTCTCAACTCCTCATGGTTGGCATTATAGGCATATTTATATGGGGTAATATGCAATTGCCGCAAAAAAAGTTCACCATTTTTGATGTCTGCATAGGAATCTTGAAAACTGACCCGTCCCTCCCTCATGGATTTGACTTCCGACCCCACAAGGACAATACCGGCCTCATACTCCGCATCAATCTTGTAATTAAATCTTGCTTTTTTGTTGGTGGCGATTAGCTTAATATATTCTGTCAT